GGGTAAGAAATCGTTTTTGCGAGTGGTTGTTGAGGGGTTATATGAAAATGAAGACAAATTCAAAATTGTGGAGAAAAAAAAGGACAAGTATGCCAATTTTTTGCCAACCAACTTTTACTTTTTAGCAAACGAAAGTTTTGATAATGTTTTGGTTAAAAAAGAACTTAATGTGTTTTTATCTATGTTAAAGTAATATCGTAATATTATATGCTATTTTGGACATTACAAATTACAGTTATTTCTATTATTTTAATATTTCTAGTTCATCATCTAATACTATTTTTTAAAAGCACGTTGACTGTTCCAAAAGTGAAAGATTTAGTGCACGCTCCGGCACAAAAGTATGAAAATATTTACAACACTATTTCTTCCAAGGATTACACAGATAGTTTGTTGCCGAGTGATGTTCCGCAAGTCCACGACGTTAAATCAATGAAAGATGAATTAAAAAGCTTTTTAAAAAGCAAAACTTCATCTAGTGACACAGGAACTACAAATATAGCAACCCTAGATTCATTTCCATCTCCAAATTTTTCTAGTTACTAATATTTTATACAAATGCCAAAACAATAAAAAACAAATATAAAGCTAATACAACAATAATTACATTGAATGAAATTATTGGAAACAGATCAAAATCTGCTGCTAAAAAGTTTTCCAAATGTAGAACTTTCTTATGAGACAATGGTGCATAAGAAGGTTTATAATTCAAATTACATTCTTGCAATTCCTGAGGGTCAAAAATGTTTTGCCTGGTTCACTACGTATAAGAGTCAGAATGTTTGTATTCTACTTGAAGTCAGTGAAAATAAAAGGATAAGCAGGATAAATATTGTTAGTGCGTGCTTCCACCAAGAACTTTCATACGGAACCATCTTTTATGGAACCGTTTTTAACTGCAAGAGTAAGCGATATTTTTCATCAGAGGACATTTATTATTATAAGGGTATAAACGTCGGAAAAACTTCATTTAAAGATAAACTTACACTCTTTAAAACCATTTTTACGTCGGAAATAAAGCAATTGGCTTACTATGAAAACAATATTATTTTTGGGCTGCCAATTATTGCAAATTCATGCGACGATATTCTGAGAACAGTTGCTGTATTGCCATATAAAATCAAGCATATCCAGTTCAGGAGTGATTGTGATGTCAAAATCAACAACCTATTGTACCCTATTTCTGAAGCACCAGTTGAACATCCTGGATCAAAACCATCTTATAGAAATGATGTGAAGGGAGAAATAGTTTTCAAAATTACACCCGACATTCAAAATGATATATATAATTTGCATTATTACGACAATAACTCAACAGAGAGTATTTTTGATTTTGCTTATATACCTGATTATAAAACAAGCGTTATGATGAATCGGTTGTTCAGAAAAATTAAAGAGAATGCAAATTTGGATGCGTTGGAAGAAAGTGACGATGAAGCCGAATTTGAAGATGATAGGCCGGACAAGTTTGTGTTTTTAGACAAGACATACAATATGGTTTGCATATGGAATAACAAGTTTAAAAAATGGGCACCGATAAGGGTCGCGCAAAAAGGCGACAAGATTATTACGAAGAAAGAACTATCATATCATGAAAGAAAATAACAAATAAAAATAATATATCATTATATATTATATTAATATGGCATCAATGTCTTCAAACTCGGCGTGGTCACCATTTTCATTCAAGAATGTTCCAGCTCCATTGGCGAACGTTAATCCAGACTATGTAAACGTTACCAATTCAAACGATCCAAAGAACTTTGGTTCCAATGAGACAAATCGTCAATGGGGATTAAGCGGTGTTTCAAATAATGCGCAAGCTGCTGCCGCGAGTGCGTTAAAGGGTGGCTCTAGATCAAAATCTTTGCGTAGAAAAATTAAAAATATTGCTAATAAATATAAGAAGATGAAGGGCGGAAAAAGCAGAAAGATGACTTTAGGGTCAATTAAAAGAAAATTATCATCAATTCTTCGTATGGGAAAAAGCAAGAGACGTAACGTTAAGAGGTCTAAGAAATCTGTAAGCCAAAGACGCAAAGGCTCCAAGAGACAGCGTGGAGGATATTCCCAATACATGAGCAATATTGCATACACACCCAGTTACTCAACTGGTGGAAATCTTACCGCCAATGAGAGCGCTTTAGCTAACCCAGTTCCATATCAGCCAACCAACAACTGCGTTGATAACTACAACCACTATACTAATAAGGGTTTCCAGATGTAAATCAACCTTTGGGAAAGGTTGAGCCAAATTCCACTTTTAGAAAGTGGTGCCAAACCAAGATTAAATAATTTTGTAATACTTTTACAAAAGTATTATTATTTTTTTGGCAACTTGATAAAACAGGTTTCTAAAAGAGCTTCGTCTGATTTTGGGCATGGCTTTTCTTTTTCCTTCTTGTTTGTCTTTGAGCAAGATACATGTTTCCAAAACCTAATATCGGGATCATACTCTGCAATAGACGTCTGAATAATTTTATAATTCTGTTTCTTATAAAATGCTTTTCTCTTGGTCCACTGATTCTTGAAATGATCGTGTTCATCAATTATGTCAACTACTACAGGGCTGCCGTGTTTTTCTCTCAGAATTCTGCCAACGGATTGCTCAATATCGGTTTTTGGCGTCGCCATGATGAGTGTGGTAAGGGATTTTATGTCAAGACCTTCTGCTGCCATAGCATACGACGCTACAATAACTTTCTTAGATTCACTTTCCTTGAGCGCAGCCTCTTTCATTCCGCCAACATAATATCCAACCGTCGCAATATTTCGCGTTTTAATTGCATCGTGAAAGTAAGTAAGCAAATTGCGATTGTGAGCGAGAATCATAATTTGTTGCGCAGGATTTTCTTTCAACATGTCGCTTAGGAGACGCAATATAAACTCACTCCTATGATTAAACGAGCACAGTTTGGAAATCATTGTGCTGTATTGGACATTTCCTCTGAAATCGGTTACTACGGTCTTGAACTCTTGGTCGTTGCTAACGTATTCAATAGCTCGCACAACAACATCGTGTTCCTCATCGCGCTTCCCTTTAAATACAACTTCGCCCAAAAACATTTTGAATACTTTGGTAGTTCCATCTTTGCGATTCATGGTAGCCGATAATCCGAGTGTATATTTTGTAACTATCTTGAAAAGAGCACACGAGAAGACTTCGCTAGAAATGTGATGCACTTCATCAATAATAGTTAGGCCAAAACTCTGAAACGTAGATTCGTGATAATCTTTCATGGAAAGCGATTGCAACATTCCAATAACAATATCCTTGTCTTCAATGTCAACAATTTGACCTTGTATCCTGCCGACGCGCGCCCCAGGTAGAAACTGTTGGATGCGTTCTACCCACTGATTCAAAAGAAATTCCTTGTGGACAATGATAAGTGTCTTTTTTTTTAATTGAGACAATAAATACAGAGCTAAACATGTCTTACCAAAAGCACAAGGAAGCTCTAAAAGTCCACCACCAGTATTACCGTTCTTTTGAACTTGGTCCAAATAGGTTTTTACAACAGGCTTCTGATTATCTCGCAATTCGCCTGCAAACTTGACGTCAATATCTGCGCCCTCTGGAATGCGATTGTCTTTTGCTTTACCGAAATTAGTCTCGCCAAAATACCTAGGCATATAATATTTTTGACTGGATTCGCGATATACAGGAAATGAAATAGAGTGAGTATTTGTACCTGGGGCGCCAGGTGTGTAAGGTTTAGCAGTTAATTCAGTTTGAATAAATTTGTGTTGTTCCATAGACAATTCCTTTTTAAATACAGTATAGCCTTTTTGACCGAGATAAGTGTTTAGCATATTTGAGTTATTCATTCTTTATTATATTATTAGTTGATCAATTTTTATATGATTTATTTAATGTTTTTAAAGATAACTAGAAGAATAAAATCTACAATTATGATATATATGGATAGTTTTTCAGACTTATTTAAAAAGGAAAATATGGGTCAAGTAATTTTGTGTATATTATTCATTATTTATTTAATAATGGGTTACAAAATGCCTGACTCTGTCGCTGGACTTCTTGACACCATTTTTGGCAAAGTCGTCGTCGTTGTTGTTGCTCTTCTTTTGTTTTCATTCACCAATCCCATTTTAGGTGTTCTTGGATTCCTTGTTGCTTTTGAGTTGATTAGACGTTCTTCTATGACAACTGGAACGTATGCTCTTGATCACTACGTTCCTACTGAAGTGAAGAAAGAGACCGAATTAAATGCAATGAACCAATTTCCTTACACTTTAGAACAAGAAGTTGTCAAGAAGATGGCGCCTATCAGGGAGACTGGTGATGCTGGCTCTGACGCCACATTTTCGCCTATATTGGATGACACTTATGATGCCGCCCCCATTAATTATACAGGCGTTATATAACCCAGTTCGCGTAAAAATAGTTATAATTTTACAATACAATATTTGCAAAATTATATTCAAGTAGACTCTGCGCTTCCTCCAGTTAAAACTATAAGACCTTTATGAATTAACATTATTATAATAACAAAGACAATTGCAAACAAAAACATTAAAAAGATCGGATTAAAAAAAATGTCGGTAAAAGTGGTTCCAACGTCATAGTTTGTATTCGCCTTTAAATCAACAACTTCATTGGTTTCCTCTTCGGATGAATTTGTAGGCTGGCAATCAATGTAAATATTATCGCTTGTTAGACCAGGACCTTTAGTTGGACCATCTGAATTTAAAAATAAACTAGGACCACTTGGGAACGCGACGCCACTAAAAGGTTGAATCAATTTTTGTAAGGAAGACAAATTGGACTGGGACATGTAAATGGCATTTTGCGCACCAAATGCTACAAAATCAGTACCCTTTGCCGAGTAATTATAAAACTCCTTCATAGGAATAAAATCATTTAGAGTAAAATCGTTAATTCCTTGATTAACGCTTCCACCTTGAGATGGGGCACTATTTGACATGGCTTGAATAATTTCACTTAAGACATTTGACGCGTTGTTGGACGTTCCGTTTGTTGATATTGGAATGCAAATATACAATTGATTTCCGCCTTCGGTTGGAGTGTGAGCAATGCATATTTCAGCATCTGCTTGCATATTATTATATGAATGCAATGATGGGCTGTATATAAAACTTTCTGCAAGGTTGTACTTATTTTTATTAAACATTACAGGAGATGTGGAATCTGTGAAAGACAACGTCACGTAGTTTCCGCTATTGGTTGCAGTGCAACTGCTAACAGGATAATCAAATGATAATGCACATTTGTAATTGCAAGTTCCTACTACATTTTGTGGAGAAATATTCATGGGTGTTGGGTTTTGATTAGTTTTGGTGCTCATTAATATAACTAAATAAATAAAAATATTATTTTATTTATATAAGGAAATGAAATTAACAAAAGGAAAATTATCAAAGATTCAAAATAAGAAAAAGCAAAGTTTAAAGAGATATAAAAAAGGTGGCAAAACACATAAATCAAAAACATTTAGAAAGAGGAAGCATTTAAATCTTCACAACACTAGTCTTAAGAAATACAAGGGGGGTCAAGCTAAAGCTGTAAATACTGAAATAGAGTCCTCTGAAACTAAACCTTTGGAACCAGAACCTTTAACACAACCTTCTCAAGAAGTTAAACCATTGCAAGAAGAATCGCAACAACCTGTAACACAACTAGAAGAATCGCAACAACCTGTAACACAACTAGAAGAATCGCAACAACCTGTAGAGCAACTAGAAGAATCGCAACAACCTGCAAGACAATCAGAAGAAGAGCAACAAACTGTGGAATTACCTTTAGAGACTCCAAATCAAGAACCTATATCATCCAATCCCGGAGAAGGACCAGGCAGCCATCAAGAATTGCCTCCACCAGTTTCAGAAGAAGGGTCTGAAACAGCAAATAATAATTTAGATAATTCGGACACTGGTTCTGACACCGAGTCTCTTGCTGGGTCTGAAATGGGTTCCATTGTTGAGCCTCCTAAATTGGAAGAGGAACCAATTGCACAAGCGAACAGCGTTCCATCCATTGCAGCAGAATCATTGGATAATTTGATTGACTATATATCAGAAAAGATTGCAAGTAAATTAAAACAATCTTCGTCATTTGTTACAGGAACCGATTTAAACAGAGATTCATTCAACTCAGTTGCAACTGCTAGTGAAACTTTAGCCGAAGCCTAGAACAAATATTTTTATTACAAATTACATATAAAAATAAAAATATTTTTGCCAAATTATAAAAAAGGAATGTATTTTATTGTGTCATTATCATATTTGGTTATTTTAAATGCCTGGTTGTATCCCTCCACATAAACAGTGTCACCATTGTACAATTCATCGCACCCATATTCGTTTGTGCAACTGCGACCGCTTCTAACGATTGGCAACTTGACACTGTTATTCTGATCGCTCATAGTATAATACTGCCATTTATAACGATTTACAAATAATGGGCGACCCATTAATGGCAAAATTTTTCCGCCTCCGTTAAGTGGTGTTAAAATTCCAATTTGACGATAACTAGTATCAACTGCTCCAATGTTTGTGGAAACGTTAATCGGAACTGTTCCTGGAGGTGTATATGTTACATTTGGCACTAAATATCTCTCGTCTCTTAATGGCGGAACGTATGGATTCATAAGAACGTCGCCTGGTAAATTATTATAACCATAATTTGGACGAGTAAAAAAACCAAAACCACCGGAAGGGGAGCTCTGTTCTTGGTTAATTATTATTTTTTCAACAGGTCTGTAATCATCATTTGCACCGCTGTTTAAAGTTCTATAAACAAAGTAAAATACAACCGCAATTATTATTACTAAAAATAACATAGTTGCATTTTCTAGACATATAACTCCTGGTGGACACTTTTTACTCATTGATATAAGTATATATTATATTTAACGCTTTTTGTATTTCTTTGTAGCATTTCTTGTAGTTCTTCTGTTTCTAGTTATCCTATTTCTAGTTATGCGTTTACCTCCGGCTAGAGGAATGGCACTTCTATCATAGGATTCGCCGTCGTTAATTTTAAATAAACGCTCACCAAGTTCGCCCGTTGTCATTGCCGCTTCACTCACACGATTATAGTCTGATGGGGACCTTGTAAGATACATTATAATATTTAATATTTCGTTATATTTGGCTCTAACTGGTGCGGAAACTTCAAAAACTGGTGGTGTAGGAGGTTCAGTAATATTATTATCAACAGGCGACCCCCAATTAATGCTGAATGTAGGCCCATATAAAAAACGTAAAAGAGCAATCATTTGCGGCCCCCCTTGAGTCATTCCAAAATATGTGTGATTTGTTGCATAGTCGGCGCAAGCTATAAATTTAACAATTTTATTCAAGGTTTGGACAATGCCTTCTTTGGATGCTTCCATAGAACCGCGCGTTCCAGTTGGATATAAACGGGTAATATCTGGAACTGTTCCAACTATTGCGTCGTAATCAGCACGCAATTCACCGCCTCCTCCAAATTTTCTATAAAGAGCTTTTACACTCTCTCTATCTTGTTGCATATATTGAACTCTCTCTGCGTCGTCGGGATACTCCGTCGCGCTTAGTATAGGAAATGGATCCGCATCATTAAAATTCAGGGTCCTGCCAAAATCTATTAACACAGCTCTATCGCCTTGTTCTTCAGGTGACGCCAGACTTGCTAAAACGTTTTTATCATGACAATCATAATTTAATATGTGTAATTTGACAAACAGAATAATAAGTTGTGCCAAAGCATATAGCGAGTCAATATCTTTTGCTGGTTCTGGAACAAATTTAAGTTCTCTAAATTCAGGATTGGCTAGTTCCATAGTTAATAAACCGAGACGTCTTTCGGGTGTAACATTTGCAATTAAATAACTTAACATACGTGTCGCCGCATCATCTGCAGTTGATAATGTTGATAATTTTCTCAATAGTCTCCCTGATGAAGGATTGTCAAAAGTTGAAAAATCTACAACAGCAAGACAAATCGGTTTACCGTTTGGTGGCACAGTTTTTCTGTAAATTGCTTGTTGTAATCTGGCTTCCTTTTTAAAACTATCAGGTTCCTCTGTTTCTTTTGAACGCCCATTACGTTTTAAAAGAACGCCATTATCATCTTTGTCACCTGGAATTATTAACGGAGGCAATTCAAGGTCATTCGCGTCTTCTCCAAAGATTGCAAATTTAAAAATTAAACTATATACTGGTTTTGTATAGTCGGTGCATGCCTCGTTTAATCCATAAAACTCCGAGTTTTTTGGAATAGGCGGAACGTTTAATCTAAATATAAATCCTTTTAATGAACTGTAGGCTATTTTTTTAACTTCCGCGCCACGAACCTTAAGCATTTTTACAATTGCTTGCCAACTACTTATTCCTGGAGTTTTTATTTTTAATCCACCCTTAAGTTTTCTTCTTGTATTACGTTTTTTTGCAGTATTATTTTTTTTTGTCATATACATTAAATATAGAATAAAAATTTATATTTAATGTCAACGGGTGTTTGATTGTCATTTTATTTGGCCACTCCAAATTGTTTGGCCATTGCAGTAATGTCACCAAACTGTTTTGTGTCAAAACCGGCCATTAAACTTTTGGCTTGTGACAATAAGGGGGTCATGCTTTTCATCGCTTCGGCCAATTGCATTTGCTGTCCCATTAATTTTTGAGTGTCGTCTGTTAAACGCTTAATTCCATCGCCTCCCAAAATCTTGTTTAAATCTCCGTACGCATCTTCTACTGTTGACGCGTAGTCAATTCTATTTCTTTTTTTATACATAGTTGTCATACCAGAATCGGCTTTGTCTGGCACATCACCAACCGGGTGTTCATCATTTCCCACTTGATCTTCAGTCTCGCTAATTACTTCTTCATTTTTTACATCTGGTTTCTTTTTGTCTTTAGAAGCGAGTGGTTTTACGTTGTTAGAATCAACATTCTTTTTTACAGGTTCCATATGACTTGGTTTAACTTCAGTTGTTTTATCTTCATCCTTCATATTTTGAGCACCTTCCTTCATTATTCCGCCAACCATAAAGATACTGGTTAAAATGAGGGGAGTTAATAAAACAACAATCATGTTTTTATTGAAACAGAACACTAAATATCCAACCAAAACAAACAAAGCAATTGCTTTATAATTTCCCATAACCATATAGCCAAAAACATTCGTTACTGCTAAAAAGAATGCAATGTATAAAACGTATTTATTCTCTAATAATTTGGAGACAGAGCTTGGCACTTTCATTATATATATAATCTTTGATAAAAAAATTGATAGAATCTGCTATTTATTTTTTAATTGCAAATATTAAAATGAGTAACAATGAGTTGTCTCGCAGAAAACTTAATTTAGTGGTTTGTGAAATGTATAACAAGTTTATACATGGGTACGACGAGAATAGCTACGACGACGTTAAGGGACATTATTTGTGTATGCATGTCTCTAGAAACAAAAGTATATTTGATGAACGCGACACAGAAAGTGATTTAGAGGACGACGACTATCAGCGAGAACAGTTGTATGAAAACGGCGAATGTCACATTAACGACATTGTTGATTTGCATTCAGCATACTATATAAACTACGTTAAAAATCCAACTAGAAAACACGATATTATTAGAAATTATAGACGGATAATCTCTAAAAATGATTATATTCAACCGCAATTAGCAGAGGTTTTAAATTTGCCAAGCGGAGAATGTGTTGCAATTATCAAAACCATGTGGCTTAAGGTAGTGCAGCGCGCTTGGAGAAGGTTTTGTAATAGTAGAAAAGAAGTTATTAATAAGCGAAAGAATCCAACTGCAATTCATTTTAGAGAAATTCATGGAAAATGGCCGCGCGAATGCAGGTATCCTTCAGTAAATGGAATGTTTTGGCGTTAAGCACTTGAAGTTTTGCGAGTAGAACGTCTACGAGTATTTTTGTAAACGGCGCGGTAACCTCCGCGTTGACTCTTCTTGGCTTTTTTTCCCTTTCTGGATTTCTTTCCTTTCTTACCTTTTCTGGTCTTTCTTTGTTTTTTTGTCTTACCGCCTTTAAGCTCTCCTTGTTGATTGTAACCTAAACCAGCGTTAGATAAAGCTGCATTTGCCTCATCTACAGTCTGAGCTGCACGGACTTTATTTAAGACTTCAGCGTATTTATTATTGGGGTCTCTACCTTTAATTTGATTATTTTTTGCACTTAACTGAGCAATCGCTTGGCCAAGAGTCATTTGTTTTGGACCGAGCTGTATCATTGTATCTGCTGAAACGATTGGTTCTTCTCTGGGAGTGTAAAAATTGCCAGGCGTTCCAGCTCCTCCACCAGCTCCTTCTTCTTCGTCTTCAGGAGGAATTAAAGGTCCTGCACCACGTCCACCAGGACCTTCACCGCCAGGACCTTCACCGCCACCTGGAGGAGCAGGAGGTACAACGGGCGCGCCAGCAGGAGGAAGCGCTCCATCTAAATCTTGTTGCAATTGATTTAATGCGTCTTGAATCTCTTGATAAGTAGCTCCTGCAGTATTATGCAATTCGTCAATTGTTCCATTGTTTGTGTTAATAGCGTTGTCAATGTCAGTAATTGCTTGAAGAAGTTCAGCAATTTGTTGTTGGCAACGAGCGGCATTAGCATTACATGCGTCCAATTGTTGCTGCGCGTCTTGCAGTTGTTGCTGAATTTGTTGATTTTGACCCTGGGCATCGGCTACTTGTTGCGTCAACTGAGCAACCTGAGCAAGAGCCGCGTCTCTTTCATTTTGTGCTCCTTGCAAAGCAGCTTGAGCCACAACCAATTTTCTTCTGCAATCATCTCTTTCACCAGTTAAAGCTTCTATCTGTTGTCTTGCAGCATCAGCCGCCTCAGTAAGTTGCTGCATTCTAGGAGTAATTTCCGCTATTTTTGCAGTTAAAGTTTGAATTTTTACTCTAATTGCATCTCTAAATTGTTCATTTGCTGTTCTTTCGCCAGTAATTCTGTTATTTAATTCACCAATTCTGCCTACAAACGCTTGCAATCTTTGTATTTGATCCACTGGAATACAATCTTGTGGTGCTGGGGCTGCCATATTTATATATATATTACGCGTATAAATTTATTTATTTGCTTTAACATTTATTTATTGCTTAATAATTTCATCCAAATCACTCTTAAGTTTGTCCATTTCGCCCAATATTTCGCCTTGTTCTCTCCTAGTATTATGAATATCTTTTTCTGTCAATTTCCCACTTACCATAATATCACCCAAATATTGGTTTAATATGTTCATTGCACGCATTTGCTCCTGATTTTGTTTAATAATATAGTTGTGATATTTCTGATAATCGTTTCTCACGCCTTCTAAAAACTGATTCTGATTTATTGAACCTTCTAAAGTTTTTCTCTTTTCAAGCAATAAATTGCGTTTGGCTTGTATTTGTTGTTCTATTTGCGTCAAATAATTGTCTCTGTCCGCCAACGATAATTCGTACACTTGCATCCGTAGTTAAACTATAAATGGATTTTAATTTTATAAAATGTTCTAAAATCTTAAAATCTTAAAATCTTAAAATCTTAAAAACTAATTTTAAAGACTTAACGATTAAAATATAAAATCTTTGCTATATATTATTTAGGATGTCTAAGAACAATGTTGAACCTCTGTTAGCACCAGACGATAATCGGTTTGTTATGTTTCCAATTCAACACCAAGATATATGGAAAATGTATAAAAAACAAGTGGATTGCTTTTGGCGAGCCGAAGAGATTGATTTATCAAAGGATCAAATGCACTGGGACGCGCTAGAATCATCAGAAAAATATTTTATATCTATGATTTTGGCGTTTTTTGCAGCGAGCGATGGAATTGTGTTGGAGAATTTAGCTGCACGATTTATGAATGACGTTCAGCTTTCTGAGGCTAGAGCGTTTTATGGATTTCAAATTGCTATCGAAAACATTCATTCAGAGACCTACTCTCTTTTAATTGAGTCTTACATAAAAAATACCGAAGAGAAAACCAGATTATTTCATGCTATTGAGAATTTTCCATGCATTAAAAAGAAGTCTGATTGGGCTCAAAAATGGATGCATGATAATCGCAGTAGTTTTGCCACCAGGTTGGTTGCCTTTGCTTGTGTAGAAGGCATCTTTTTTTCTGGAGCATTTTGCAGCATTTACTGGTTGAAGAAACGCGGTTTAATGCCTGGCCTCACATTTTCTAACGAACTAATTTCTCGCGATGAAGCACTTCACACCGAGTTTGCGGTTTTATTGTATAATAAACTTCAAAAAAGAATGACAAAGGCAAGAATTCACGAAATTATTAAAGAAGCTGTTGAGATTGAAACTGAATTTATTTGTGAGGCTCTTCCATGCCGTTTGATTGGAATGAATTCTGAATTGATGACAAAATACATTCAATTTGTTGCAGATAGATTGTGTTTACAACTTGGATATGACAAGATTTATAATGGTTCAAACCCATTTGACTTTATGGAGCTTATTTCATTGGAATCCAAGACCAATTTCTTTGAGAAGCGCGTCGACAGCTATGCATTGGCTGAAAAAACAAAGGCCGACGACGTCTTTGAATTTACTGCCGATTTTTAGAAGCAATACAACGTGATCATATGCTTGAAAAATATTTATTAAACACGCTTAAAACGATGATATAATAAAAAGGTATAATGTTGTCTAGAACATTCGCTCGTAAGTTTTCATCTATTGTGAGCCCAGTATCCGCAATGGATGTTTTTAAGAAGAGTTGTTACCATAAGATTGATTTCAAAATTAATGAGGAAAGCCCAGTCCAGGAAGCGGTGAATCGTTTTACCGCTTTTAATATTGGATGTCTAGCTGTTACCGACGCCAACAATAAGGTTGTTGGTGTTTGTTCTGAGCGCGATTTTATTACTAAGGTTGCATCCTTGCGAAAGAATAGTGAGACTGTAAAAGTAAAGGAGATTTGCACATTTGGACCCAATACTATTATTGCCAAGAAGAGCGATTCATTGACTACTTGCATGAATAAGATGATGTTCAAAGATATTCGCCATTTGCTTGTGATTGATGACAAGAATGAGGAGTTTATTGGAATGATTTCTATTAAAGACTTAATCAAGGAAATGAATCAAAAGAACAGTGAAATAATTACACGTCTAACTGACTTTGGTATGGGAAAGGGTGCTTATTTTAGTAGCGAGTAAATTGTTTTAATTTTATTTTTGGGCTTCAAAGAATATAAAAATAAAAATAAAAGATATTATATACTATAAATGATATCTTGTGAATTAATGGGTGGATTAGGCAATCAACTATTTCAAATCTTTGCAACAATTTCTTATGCAATGAAGCATAGACAACCGTTTAAATTTTTATACAAAGATTTTTTAGGCAACCGACCTACTTATTGGAATACTTTTTTGAACTCTTTAATGGCGTTCACTGTAAAACAACGCCCAACAATGACGGTTATAAAAGAAACAGGTTTTCAATTTCAAATAATACAAGACCCAGTTCAAGGCGAAGATTCAACATTAAAGGGATATTTTCAAAGTTATAAGTATTTTGAAACTCATTGGAATACCTTGGCGCGATTAATTCGCGTGGAAGAACAAAAAGCAGCAATAAAATCAGAATACACCCACAACTATGATAATATAGTAAGCATGCACTTCCGATTGGGTGATTATAAAAATTTACAAGATTGTCATCCAGTTATGAAATATTCATATTATAAAAACAGCATTCAGCACATTGTTAATGCAACGGAAAACAATAAATTAAAAATCCTGTATTTTTGCGAGAAAGAAGATGAAGAAGATGTTCAAATAATTATAAAACAACTTAAAGAAGAATTCCCAGAATCCAAGTTTGTCAAGATAGACCACGATATTGTTGATTGGGTTCAGCTTTTAATGATGAGTCTTTGTCGTCACAATATTATTGCCAATAGCTCGTTCAGTTGGTGGGGAGCATATTTCAATTCGCGAGAAGATAAAATCGTGTGCTATCCGGACGTTTGGTTTGGACCCAAACTTGCAGACATTAATGATACACGAGATTTATTTCCAGAAACATGGAGTAAAATATCATGTAATGAATAAATAAGTTAAAAGTAATTTATGTTATAAAAATTATAATATAAATATGGAAAATCACCGTTTGGAACAAGATTATATTTTGCTTATTATGAATTGCATGAGATACCGGGAGAAGGCACTTATACAAAAGGCTAGTTGGTTGCAGAATTTGCCAGAAGGTGTGTCATATTATCACGTTATTGGAAATCGTGAATTGGAAACTCCTTATGCATTTGATAATGTAGAGCGAATTCTATGGGTAAATACTCTTGATGATTACAATTCATTGCCTAAAAAGGTTGTTGCTGCATTGCACGCAGTCAAGACTACGTTTAAATTCAAATATATTTTTAAAACAGATGATGATCAAATGTTGCAAGACCCTGGATTTTTTGACACTCTTATAGATAAACTTGTAAGAAAACCTTCAAAGATGAAGGCGCATTATGGTGGTCAAGTCGTGGATGTGCAGATTCCTTATTTATCGCAATATTTTCAAATTCATCCAGAGTTGCCGCAAGATATGATTATACAAAAGACCGAATATTGCAGTGGTCGTTTCTACTTTCTTTCTCCAGAAGCAGTTACTAATCTGGTTTCAAAGAGAGAAAATATTGAAAAAGAGTATTTGGAGGACTATGCCATTGGTCTAAATTTGAATCCTGTTTTCAAAAAGGTGATGATTCCTCTTCAAAGCGATGAGTATTTCAAGGATATGGAACTAAATAGCATACTTGGTTAGAATTTATTGGTTAGAATTTATTGGTTTATTTCTATTCTCGGCGTTTAACGCGTCATTCCAGAAATAATATACAATTTTTAATTTAAAGAACAGGCATTGTGGGAGCTGCTTGCGGAAGCTTTGGTGGGCCTCAACCTCCTACCATCCTTTTTTGTCGGCGAGTTTTATTGCATTTGCAACGTTTTGTGTGTCGCTTTGACTTACAGCGAGCTGAACGCGATTTTCGTGGCATTATATATATATTATATATATTATAAAAAAGATTATAATATATAAAAATTTATATTTTGCAATTATTGCAACAAGGGTTTATTAACTAGACTCTTCCAAGATGAAACGCGATGCAATGCCGCGTTGTGCAAGATTAAAGACTCTTTTTTTGAATAATCAAATAAAAATAAACCATCATCATTATGCTTAAGAACTCTCTTTGCAAATAAATCCTCTGAATCCTTAAACGCCTCGTCAACATTTGCTCCGTTTTTATTCATTTTATAAATCATGCATCTATCAAAATCATAGGCAGCTAAAAGATCGGCTTCTCTCACAACGTGATAAGCCTTCTGATAACCTCCAAGAATAGGGAAACCGTCAACCTTTACCTTTGAATAAGACATTGTAGCAACAATTTGTTTTGATATATTTATTTCTGTTGGGTTCAACACATTGTTATCTTGCAAGAATTCTTCTATTTCTTTAATTCCGTCTTTTTCATTCATATATTTCTTATCACACATATCATGAAGAATGGCCGAAACATAAATTATCTTCTCGTGCTTCTTTAAAATTGGATAATTTATCACTTCATTCTCAAAAATTTTATTGGCGTACTGTAAAACATTCATACTGTGAGATAATCCGTGAGATTCATCAATATTGTGATTTCTTGATGAAATTAATACAAAGTGCAACAATTTAGATAACAATGACATATTATCTGTTAATTATACTCGTAAGTATATTATATAATATTTATATTTTTAAATCTTTTACTGTTAAAAATAGTCATTCTTCATTTTATTAGTAAAAATTATAATATATAAATTTAGTATAAATGAGAAAATTGCATAATAATGCTTCAGACGTTAAAAAAACGCAAATAATTTATCTCGCAGTGGGTTTGCTTGTAGGTGGCGTTGTGGGCGTTGTGATAAAAAATAAACGTGCATGTGAAACAAAAAGTGAATGTGAAACAAAAAGTGCAGATGAATTAAGGCCTGCGAAAAAATTGCAACTCATCATCGGAGATGTAGAGGGTGTTGCGAATCGTGTAGCCCCCGACTCCTACAGGGAAAAAAGCGCCTATTGTGATGGTGATTATTCTAATACAAAATTGACTATAAATGGTCAACAACAGATTTTTTCAAATTCAAAGTTTATTAACGTGGATTTTCGTGGTTCAGAATTTATTTTAACGGATTTTAAAAATGTGAATTTAACTGGTGCTAATTTAGCTGGCGTAGATTTATCTCAAACCTCGTTTGATAATGCGGATTTAACGAATGCAGATTTAAGTGGCGCGAATTTAACTAGTGTGGACTTTACGTTGAATGGTGAGGAGGAAACCAATACTAGTAAATTAATTAACGTGAATTTAACTGGTGCGAATTTAACTAGTGCTTATTTAACTGGTGTGAATTTAACTGGCGCGAATTTAACTAATGCGATATTAACTAAAGCGGATTTAGCTGGTGCGAATTTAACTAGTGCTAATTTAACTGGTATTGTTAGTGGAAAAATTACAGGAGAACCAAAATTATCCAATGGCTACAAATTAACTAAGGGTTATATAATTGGACCAAATGTGAATTTAACTAGCGCGGATTTAACTGGTGTGGATTTAACTGGTGTGGATTTAACTAAAGCGGATTTAACTGGTGCGAATTTAACTAGTGCGGATTTAACTGGTGTTAATTTAACTGGTATTGTTAGTGGAAAAATTACAGGAGTACCAAAAGTGCTACCCAAGGGCTACAAATTAATTAATGGTTATATAATTGGACCAAATGTGAATTTAACTAAAGCGGATTTAACTAGTGCGGATTTAACTGGTGCGATATTAACTGGTGCGAATTTAACTCTCGCGAATTTAATTCGTGCGAATTTAACTGGCGTGGATTTAACTGGTGCGAATTTAACTAGTGCGATATTAACTGGCGCGAATTTAACTGGAGCGAATTTAACTAGTGCGATATTAACTGGCGCGAATTTAACTGGAGCGAATTTAACTGGTATTGTTAGTGGAAGAATTACAGGAGTACCAACATTACCCAAGGGCTACAAATTAACTAAGGGTTATATAATTGGACCAAATGTGAATTTAACTAAAGCGGATTTAACTGGCGCGGATTTAACTGGCGCGGATTTAACTGGTGCGATTTTATTTGATGCGAAATTAAGTAAAGCGGATTTAACTGGTGCGAATTTAACTGGTGCTGATTTAACTGGTGCTGATTTAAGTGGTGCAAATTTAACTGGTGCAAATTTACTTAGGGCGAAATTAGAATTTATTATTATCAATGAGGATATTATTGGAACGCCCATAAACTTGTCTAAAGAATTCAAATTATAAATAAATTTTAGATAACAATGACATGATGTTACGTATGTTGGTGTTATATGTTTAATATCATTTAATATTGATATAAATGGTGTAAAATATATAAAGATATTTCAATAATAAAATTTAATGAATTTAATGAATTTAATGAATATTTTAAATTTTCAATTGTTTCTAATGAGCCTCGCAAATGTAGATGCATTTGTAAACATTAATAAAATAAAACCATTTCAAAAGAGCGGTTCTATTATCTATTATAACCCAACACCACCAAGAGAACCAATAAAACAAATTAACCCTTTAAAAAATAAAATTAGCGATCTCATTAAAATGACACGTCCTAAAAATATTATTCCTACGATGCTTTTAAATTTTTCAGGAGGATGGATTATGAACCCTTCATTCAATAATTTGATTCATTCAACGCCTTTTATTGCGTCGGTCGCAAACACAATCTTAGTTCTTATGAGTAGTATGATTATTAATGACATATACGATTGCCAGATAGACAAAGTAAATAATCCTTCAAGACCAATTGCATCTGGCCAAATTAAAAGATACGAAGCCGCTGCAATGAGTGCGTTTTTGATTGGAAGTGCTGAATATATAAATTTGCATTTTTTGCCAGAAAACTTGCAAATAATTGTTCATTTGGCTATTATTGATATTATAATATATACACCCATTTTAAAGAGAATCCCTGCAATAAAAAATATATCATGTGCGGCAATTATATCCTTTGCTGTTTTTTTTTCAGGCATAGCATCAAATGATAACCCTGACTTGATAATAGAAAATAAAAACTTTGATTTATTAGCTATTGTATTAAATGTTATTTTTTATGGTTCTTTGTCTAATGAAATATTGCACGACATTAGAGATTTTGAAGGAGATAAAATACACAATATATACACACTTCCGGTTCTCTTTGGAAAAGATGTTGCGTGGTTCTTTTCAAAAATAATAATAAATTTGAGCGTTATATCAAATGCCCTTTCTTTGTATTATTTAACCGATTTTGTTAACGGATTATTATTTACATTAATTTGCAGTCCATTAACGTTTAATTTATTTAAATTGAAAGGCGACGGCTACACAATAGAGAACATTGAAAAGGTTGTTAAAGACACAAAAATTCCTATGGTTTTTGCACTATTATATTTTTGTTTATTATCTTATTATAGAGGTGGGAGTGTCCTAAAATAACTCTTCTTATCTAAATCCGTCATAGGTTTCTTATAGTTTGTTCTACGCTTTTCAATGTCGCTGTAATCTTCTCTCTGCACAACTGAGAGAGGAGTGATTAAAAACCAATAATCTGATTGTTGAAGATTGAACCAATGTTTATCAATAGCGTATAAACGATGATTGTGAGGCTCCCGCATTAATTTTTGAAGCCCCTCTCTAATATTATTAATTAACTTGTCATAATAATGCTTTTTCACTAAGTAACCGGTTGTAGTTTGACATTTGAAAACGCGTACAGAATAATCATCTTCCAAACAATAAGGAGGCATGTTATTTCCTGCAAGTAAAATTACGTCCCAGGTGTCATCTTCTTCGTGGTTATCCAAAAACCCATTCAACTGTTTAACAAACAATTCAGGATCCAAGAATTCTATATCGTCTTCACATAATAATAAATGAGGCCAGCTGCGTTCCTTTGCTAGTTGCAAACATTTTAAGTGACTCATACTGCATCCAATTGCACCATTTGGCAGTTTAATTGCATTAAACCGAGTTGCCTCTCGGATTCCAATAGACGCAAGCTGTCGTTCCACATGAACCTTTCTATCCGTCCTGTGTTCTAGATTAATATAAACCGCGTGTTTAATGTCTGAAATGCTTATAAGTTTTTCGTTTTCTATTTGCTTTTGTTTTTCCATCGGCTAAATAATAATTATATGTTAATTAGTATTTAATTCACTTTCTTCCAAATATAAATGTATTCTTTATAGTCATTTTTGCTGGATTTTTTCAATGGAATAGTTTCTAGTGCTGGACCAAATAAGGGCTCCAAAATCTTTATATATATGTTTTCATTGATATTGATTATATATGTTCCACCTAGTTGTAGGTTCTCCCATAACTTTTGAAATACTTCTTTATAGAACTTTGCCCATTCTTCTATTGTCTTTTTCTCAGAGTGTTTATAAATCTCTATATTCTCGTAAGGCGGAGACGTAAAAATCATGTCATATTTGTTTTTATATGCGGTGTAATCAAATGCATTTGAATCTTGGAATAACAACTCAATTTTTGACGTAGTTTTCTCTCTGAAGTCGTTGAGAAGTTTCAAGTATCCTGGCTCCAAATCCTTGTTCAAATCAATTCCGATGTAATTTATATTCTTCATCATTGCTGCAACAAGTCGGCCACCAAAACCACAAAAAGGATCCATTACTGCCACCTTTGGCGAATAAGTATTATAAATCTGTAATGCGTTTGTTATTTTAAATGCATTGATGCGACCAAAGCATAATCCATAACAATAATAATACTTTTTAACAAGACTATCCTTGTAGCGGTTATTGTTGTCACAGAACATGAGTAATGTTTGAATGTATTTTTTGGTCTTGTAGAATTCAATCTCGTCAACGAATTTGAAAAAGTTGATTCCCTTGTTTCCAATAGTTTCTATTCGCTGTTCAAAAAAATAATAGTCTATTAAATTGCAACCGAGACGACTTCTCCCATTAATATTTTGGATTTCTTCTTCTGTTTTACTCTTGATTTCAGACCAATCCTTAAAGGCTTTCTCAAAGGTTACGTCCTTAAGTTCCTTGACAATTTGACTTTGGTTCATTAAGTTCAAGAGAGAAAAAGTAAATGAAAATTTAAAGTAAAACTAAATCTACTATAGAAGAGTCTATCGACGAACACCGCCTAAACCAATATTTGCGCTGGTAGTTGCGCGAGGTTTAACTCCTGCTAGACGTGCGTATTCTGGGGAAAAAACATTGACTCTTGCAAGAGCTTGTTGTCTCAAGAATTGTTGTTGTAATGCAATTTGTTGTATTTGTTGCTGTTGTATTTGTTGCTGTTGTATTTGTTGTTGATCGTTTCTCTCTTCATTCGTTGCGTTATATGGGATATTTGTCCATTCTTCTGGAGCAATGTGTGTTTTTGCAGTAGTTTCACGGTCAGGGAAAACCACCTTGCTAACTGGTTCTCTCAAATCGTATTCATGATAAGAATCCGTTTCAAATCGCACCATTGTCATAAAAGAAGTAACGTTGACGACAAACGTTCTCTCACTTTCTACTACATAAACATTATCTGCAGGGTTCAACGATTCCTTATCTACGCTGAAAACTAGTTTATGAATTGTTCTTAAACCATCTTGACCGTTGTCAGTTTTCATGCGCTGAGGATCTCTTCTTGATACAAGACGAGAGACGCCGTCAAATAATTGCAGGATTTCTGGACTGCCAATGGTGAAAAAGTTGCTGCGGTCAATTTGAAGACCAAATGCAAAGCAGCGCTTTTGTAAACAGGCGTCTTCCATACCCCATCCCCAATAATTGGGATAACCGTTGATAAGATCAAAATCGGAACCCTTTATAACAACAATTCCTCCTAAAGCAGTTTCAAACCCGTAATGATGTTTTACAACACCTTCAGTAGTTTCATATTCAAACAGCTTGTGAAATGGTAAGGTATCCACGTCGTTAAAAATAAAAGAAATATCCTTGTAAGAATCCGGATATTTTTCCTTGATTGCTAAAAAACCAATATTCTTCATGGCGCCTCGGTTAAAATTTCTGGCGTCGCATTGGTGAACAAAGAGAATTTCATAGTCGTCTTGCCCTTCAAGAATAAATTCCATTTGCTTACAAAAAAAGAATTTTTGCTGAATGCGATCTCTATAAGGGACAATAAAAACACGTTTAGGCGTATAGGAGTTGGTTGCGGCGTCGGTCATTTAATAATAAAAGTATTTTAATTTTTACTATTAAATGCAATTTTTTATAAGTTTTACCCAACATTGAAGAGTGAGTTTTTCATATTTAAACTCCCTACTTTTAAAATCCTCTATGGTTTTATCTAATAATTCTCTAGTTATTTCAAACCAATCATTTACAATTAATACAGGCAAATCTTCAAACATTTTTTGAAAATTTGCCGCTTTTACAATTGGAATTGCTCCCAAACACAGCGCTTCCCATGTGCGATGACAGTCCATTCCATTCCCAAATGGAGATAGTACAAATGTATATTGTGTTATATTATTCCAATTTTGTGTTCGTTTTGTAAAGCTTTGATTAATAAAAAGAAGAGCATTTGGAATCTGGTCAAATGCATTTTTTCTCTGTCCAAATCTATCATTAGTTGGTGTAAAATTAACATATATTAATGGATTCCTATCATAAAACGGTTTCATTTGTTGACGTAAGTTAATTAAAATTCCCTCTTGGTCTTTGGGCAAACGTCCTTCTCCATCTGTTTTCCAATTATAATTACAATTTGGGTCATTTGAAATTGTATGATAGTCTAAACCAATTGGCAATTGAATTATTTTTTCATGTCGTTGTATTTGAGTATTTTGAGCGAACCATTTTAATAAATATGGACTGTTAATAAGGGTTGCCGACTCCGAATTTGTAAGAGCTTCTTTTGGAATACACATGTCTGAATCTCCCGTTACTAATACAAATTTGTTATTTATTTTTGGTAATATTTGCAAAACAAAAAACTTTAATAAATCGCTGCAAACATATATAGACATGCCATTAAACCTTTTACTAGAAAGTAACATTTTAACCAAATATATATAGTCATTATCGCAACTAGATTTTGGTTTTAAAGAATGAAAAGTGCAAGATTTTAATAATCCTCTTGAACAAACAAAGTAACATAGATTTTCCATATAGTTTATTATAATAATATACTTTTTATTTTATAACCATAATCCCATTTAAAAGTTTAAATTATTTTATTTTATATTCAATAAGTATAAATGGTAAGAATATCAAAAAACACTAAAATACAGATATTTTATGATAGAAAATATATGGCATTTGATTTATTTATTTATTCGGCCAACAATGTTTTAAAAACTTTATTTAACGACGTTTGTTTTATAGATAATTTTGATAAATTAGAAAAGAATTCAACAACTGTCTTAATTATGTATATTAATGATTTAGGAAAATATGTAAAAAAATTTGGGTTTAATGTAAATAACAGCATAAGAATAATTTTTATTCATGCAGATTTTATGTTTAATCATTCAAAATACGATCAAAATGAAATTATAAAGTTTGTTAATGAGATTAATAAAAATAAGTGTTATATTTGGGAGTATAGTTCACAAAACATATTTTATTACAACATGCATTATAAAAATATTAAATATCATTTCATGCCATTGTTGTATAACAACTATATTGAAGATTTTTATAATTCTAGGTTAAAAAATGGAAAGATACCATGGGATAAAAAGGATATTGATATAGTTTTTCTGGGAGATTATTCTGAAAGGAGAAAAGTTTTTTTTGAGAGTATTAAAACGAAATTTAATACATATATCATTACTAATAACAACAATTATGAAGATATGGTCAATATACTTGAGAGAAGTAAAATTTTTGTGAATGTTTTTTCAAAGGAAACAAATAAGGCATTTGATTATTTTAGATTAGCCTTATTATACTCCAATAAAGTTTTTACAATAACCGAGACACCGCAAGTTAATTTTAAAATTGAAGAAAATCTAATAGAACTTAAAGATGTTTTAATTACATGTGATTATGAAAGTATGCAAGATACAATAAATAAATATTTGAATGGGACTGAAACTGATATTAGTTTAATAACTGAAAAAACATATGATTGTTTTAAGAAGTATTCATTAGAAGATAGTATGTGCAAATTTTTTGAAAAACATTGATGCAATATAACATAATTTAATAATTTAATAATGTTATATTATTATATTAATGAGTAATATTGAATTGTTCTATAAAACACGTTCTTTAAAAATGCAGTCAATTTATAAACATAATGAGACTATAAGAAAAAGTAAAACGCGGCGAATTATAGACTGTTTCTTGTTTTACAATGAATTTGATATAATAAACTATAGATTAAACGTTTTGAATGATATTGTTGATTATTTTGTTATTATTGAAGCAACTAATACTTTTTCTGGAAAAGACAAACCTCTTTTTTCCAATAATCTTAAAGAATTATTTGAATTGTACAAGGATAAAATAATTCATATAGTTGTTGAAGATACTCCGTATAAATATCCAAATATAAATTATGCAAATAAAGAACAATGGACTAATGAAATACATCAAAGAAATTGTATTAAGCGCGGACTAGACAAACTAAATTTGCTTGATGAAGATTTTATTATTATAGCGGACGTTGATGAAATTCCAGACCCAACAACATTACAATTAATTAAAAACAATACTATTCCAGTTTATATTAATACTTTAGAAATGGATTTATATTATTACAATTTAAACTCTAAACTTACAAGTAAATGGCATTCTGTTAAAATAGTTTTATATCGTATATTTAAAGAGGACAAATTAACATGCGAAAACTACCGGGGTTATAAGTGTCCAATTATAAAGAATGGTGGTTGGCATTTATCGTATTTTGGAGATAAACATTTTATAAGGAATAAAATTCAACAGTTTTCCCATCAAGAATACAATAACGATAGTTTTATAGATTTAGAAAAAATAGAATACCGACTAAAAAACTTTAAAGACTTGTACGATAGACCAGGGGATGATATAATTCAAATTTTAACAAGAGACAATAATTATCTCCCAATCAACTATGAAAAATATTTAAGCAAATTTATTACAATATAGAAATATATTTTTATACTATATAAATATGTTTTTAAATATGGGTTTTAAAAAACAACAACAAACTAGAATTGTTCTAGAAAAGTTACGAAACGAGAGAATGAACAAAGTAAATCAAAAAATAAAAGAGCATAATGACAAAATTCGTGCACATAATCAAAACAAAAATAAATATTCATCAGAGTTGTATGATAAATTAACATCAATACAAAATAGTTTAAAATTAGATTATGGAACCTTTCTAGATGAATATCCTGAACAAATGATGGTTGTTAGATATTTTACAGGAAATGAAAAGGTTTTAGAAATTGGAGGCAATATTGGAAGAAACAGTTTAGTTATCGCATTTATTTTAAATAAAAACAACAATAATAACTTTGTTTCGCTTGAATGTGACGAAGAAATTTCAAAACAGTTACTTCATAATAAAAACATAAATAATCTGGATTTTTTTGTTGAATCGTCTGCGTTATCTAAACGAAAATTAATACAAAAGTCTTGGCAAACTGTTGCATCAGATGAATTGTTAGATGGATATAAAACGGTTAATACAATTAATATTACAGATTTAAATAAAAAGTATAATATTGAATTTGATACATTAGTTTTAGACTGCGAAGGTGCTTTTTATTATATATTGTTAGACATGCCCGAAATATTGAATAATGTAAAATTAATAATAATGGAAAATGATTATCTTGTTGAATCTCATAAAAAATGTGTAGATGAAATATTAAATAATGCTGGGTTTAAAATAGATTATATAGAGGGTGGAGGTTGGGGGCATTTTGCTAACAATTTTTTTGAAGTTTGGAAAAAATAAAAAATCTAATTTACACCCTTGAATATTTAAAATGGGACGCCCTTTGGGCGTTCCACTAGATTTTCAAGGACAATGTTACCGATAAATGAATTAAAATGCAAATCTCCTACGGAGAGTTGTCCCATTTTAAATCTTCATCGGTGTAAAACGCTAATTATATCATTGGCAACATCATTTATATTCCTAGATAAACAACCATTTTTAAGAATGGGACTATTCACTACTTGCAAATATTTATTATCATCATTTATTATTGATACTATTTTGTTTATTGCGTTATTTACACATATTTCATTTAAATTTGGTATATTGATAAATCTCTCTTCATTAAAATAATCACAAATTTTGTCAGAACCCCAGTATATTGGTATTGTTTTTGATAAAAACCCATTAATTATTTTTTCTGTAATGTAAGTTTCCTGTTTAGTATTTTCTAAACAAATAACAAACTTATATTGTGAATAAAAATTTAATATTTCGTCAGAGTTATATGCACCAGGTATTTTTGGAATATTATTTCTAAAATTACCTGCATAGTCAATGTTTACTTTTTCTTGCAATCTATCCAAAAAATAATTTCTTTTTTGGCAATTTGAGTTTGATATAACTGCACAAATTGTTTTTTTTGGAACAACTTTTCTCCCCATTGGGTTTTGTAAAATATTTATATAATTGTTTGAGTATATATATGGAATAAATAATGGCAAATTTACGGTTTTAATTGTTTTGTTTGTTAATTTTCCGGTTAATATAATATTATAATTAGTAATTTGGTTTACTCTTTCATAATTATTTTTAAAATGGTCAGTTAAAATTCGTTGCTGAGACTCCCCATTTAAAAATATAGTATATCTCCATTTTTTTTTATTAATATACGTTTTATCAGAAAATACGCTTTCAAATAATGCATCACATTCATTTGGATTATCTCCAACTTCAATTGTTTCATTAAATGCAAGTTCAAATACTTTTTTAAAAAAATCAAATTTAATAGGATCGGTGTTTTCAATGAATCCTCCCCAAAACCCATTAATAAATATTTTCATTTATATATTATAATATTTTTTATATTATTTCAAAACAAATTAGTAATAATTTTCTTCCTATATAATAAATCAATGATACCCAAAAATATTTACCAATCGTGGTATACAACAAGTCTACATCCACTAGTCCAAAAACAAATTAATAATATAAAAGAAATGAACCCTGATTATTTTCATAAAATATACACAGACGACGAAATAAATTCTTTTGTTAATGAAAATTTTGCAGGAGAAATTGCCGATTGTTATAACAAAATAAACATAATTGTATCAAAGGTTGATTTTTGGAGATATCTTATTCTATATAAAGTTGGTGGTGTATATTTAGATATGGATTCTTCTATTAATATACCATTAAGTGAATTAATAAAAGATGACGACAATGCAATAATAACTGCTGAAAAAAATGAAAATATGTTTGTTCAATGGGCACTAATATTCAATAAAGAACATCCAATTTTAAAAAAAACAATTGAACTAATAGTTGAAAATATTAAATTTAACAAGTATCCTAATGATATACACAGAACAACAGGACCCTCAGTTTTTTCACAAGCTATAAATATTGTTCATTATAACAATAACGCAAAATTTGTTAGACACAACTTAATACACAAAAATTTTAATATGACATTTAAATGCCTCAATAGTTCATATAGAATATATGGTATAGATTACAACAAACATTTAACTTTTAAACACGAATCATCTCAATTTTTGTATAACTCAAAACAACATTGGAGAGAGGAAGAAAAAATTAAACCCTTGTTATTATTATAACTTTTTGCAAATTTTTGCAAATTTTATTATTTTTCACAACAAAATAATAAAACATATATTAGATTGCTTTTTCCTATTTAAATAATTAATCTATAAAAACCGTCTTAAATTGTTTAATCACCTTTTCTGGAGTATACTCTTTAAATGCATTCCAATCTTTTTGAGACACAGAAACTCTATTTTCTTTTGTTAAAAAATTTGTCAAAACATAATATAAATTATCTTCATTATACCATACACCTTTATCTCTTAAAAAATAAATATGCGCTCTATCTACGTTTGGATTAAGTTTTAAATTTGGGGTTGTTACAATTGGTTTATTTTTACTTGAAAATTCAGCAATAGCTAAACCAAAAGATTCTCCTATATGTCTCGCATGTAACATTGCATCACACGTATTTATAAATTCAACTTTTTCATATAAGTCAATTGTTCCTTCTATGTGAATTATATTTGGCAAAGATTCGCAAAAAGGTTGCGTATTCATAAATAAAAAAAATATTTCAGATTTGTCTTTTGCAACATCATAAACAATTTTATGAACATACTTAATATCAAATGCGTCGTAACCACCATATCTTCCGTATACAATTGCGTCATTTGGTATATTTAATTTTTCCCGTAAATTTCTATTATTGTCTGGCAAATTAATCATATGTGGAACTATCGGCAAACTTCTTTTATAACCTTTTATAAATTGAGATATTCCTGAATATACGTTTCCGTGGGGTTGGTTACAATGAAACACACAATGAACCACGGTTTTTATAACTTTACTAACTTGACCTTCGTTGTCACCTGCTTTAATTATATAAAAAATATCACATTTTGTTTTAAGCATTACTTGGTCAACTAATTTAAAATTATTTACACCAATAACAGTAAAATATTTTTTAAACATTTCAATAACGTCTTGTCTATTATCAGGTCTTGTGGTGTTATACATAATGATAGATTCGTTTCCTAAAATTGTTTTATTAAAATAAGCATAGTTGAAAACGCTTACTGTTGTGCCACGTTCATTTAAACAATTATCCCAAAATGCTATTTTTACCATATTGTTTAGTATTCATTGATATTATTTAATATTATAACAAACTTTTATTGCAATATAAAAATCAACGGTCTAGAGAAGATTTGAATAATCCATTAGACGTTCCTTGTATTGTTAGTGTTGGTTCACTCCAATAAATGTTAAAGTTATTATTATAGTTTAAATGGTTAAGTAAATGATCTAATGGCATTGTAACAATATAATTTGGTGAGTTAACTTTCTCTAATATTTTTTTACAACACTTCTTTGAAACAATATATGAGTCTGCACATCTAGACGACCCGTTAATTCCGCCAATATTTTTGTTTATTAGTTCAACGCTTTTTTTATAAACAGTTTTGTTTGGTTCCAATCTATAACTAGGTATATGGACTCCGTGCCCTTCGCCAAAAAATAACATATCCCAATCTGACGGCAAATCATTTATATGTTTTTCAATTTTAGATTTAAAATTGTCAGTTAGTATTACATCATCTTCAAATATTATAGCATAATCATAGTTTTCTGAAATAATCTTATAACATTCAAAATGATGCAACGACAATGATATTTCAGAATCTTTAAGATTTTTGAATTTAGATTTATCTTTATCAGTTAATTTGTCTTTTCCATAATTTGATACAAAATCACACGTTAAATCATATTTTTTTAACTGTTGTAAAATGTGTTCTTTTCTTTCAATAAGTTTGTCATAATGGACTATTAGTATTTTCATCTATTGTATAATATATTATATTATTATTTATATAAATGAATTGTTGCATATGCGGGCCTGTTAAAAATTGCGGACCATATTTAGATAAAATTTTTGAAAATATAGAAAAAATTGGAACCATTTTTGACAACTATGCATTAATTGTTTATTATGATAAATCAGACGACGACTCTTTGGAAAAATTAAAAAAATACAAAGAAAACAACCCTAAACTTGAATTATTTGTTAACCTATCACAAATGCTTCCTTATAGAACGCATAATATAGCAAAAGCTAGAAATCATATGTTAAATAGAATTAAAAATAACTACAGTCATTTTCAATATTTCATTATGATGGATTTTGACGATAGATGTGCACTTGACATTAATCTTGATGTTATTAAAACAACCTTGAATAGAAATGACTGGGATGCCGTTTCATTTGATCATCCCACGCATGGATATTATGATTTCTGGGCACTATCCATAAGACCTTACATTTTAAGCTGTCATCATTTTCATAATAAACTTTTAGGATTAAATAAAATTATTAATCTTATTAATAATTGTCAAAAAGATAGTTTGATACCTTGTTGGTCAGCTTTTAACGGATTTTCTATATATAAAACTGACAAATTTATAAATTGTTATTATGATGGCCGGTTTAGACTTGACTATATTCCAAAACAGTTGATAATTGAAAATATTAAATACGCTGGCTCAATAGATAACAGCGTTCAACAAAACGAAGACTGTGAACACAGGCATTTTCATTTTCAGGCAATATTAAATTACAATGCTAGAATAAGAATTAGTCCTCTTCAAGTTTTTAATTTATAAAAAATAATATATTATAAATTATGAAGTCTTGTATTTGTGGAGCTGTTAGAAACGTTGAACAATATTTAGATAAAGTTTTTTCTAATATGGAAAAAATTGGCTCTTTATTTGACGATTATGTTATTATTTTATATTATGATAATTCTAGCGACAATACTTTACAAAAATTAAAAGATTATCATGCTATTAACCCAAAACTAAAATTCTATGTCAATAAAACCATGGTAAGCAAGTTTAGAACTCAACGTATAGCAAATGCTAGAAATGGTTGCTTGCAAATGATTCGTGCTAACTATAGCGATTATGAAATGTTTATTATGATGGACTGTGATGATATTTGTAGTCCAGATGTTAATTTAGACGTTCTTAAAAAATATTTATATAAAAACTCGTGGGATTCTTTATCATTCAACCGCTCAGAGTATTACGATATTTGGGCTTTATCTATAAAACCTTATATGTTAAGTTTTCGTCACCATAAAAATGAAAATGCTGTTCTTAATAATATGAAAGCATACATTACTGATTTGTTATCAAAAGTTCCCGAAAATGGGTTATTAAAATGTGCTTCGGCATTTAATGGGTTTGCTATTTATAGAACAAATAAGTTTTTGAATTGTAACTATGATGGAAGAGTAAGACTTGACCTTATACCAAAAAATTATATATACAACAACGTTCTTGTAAATGGGCAAAAAATAGAATTTAAAGAATACGGCGGAATAGAGCAATCTTTTAATGAAGACTGTGAACATCGCGCATTTCATTTGGAAGCTATTCACAAAAATGGGGCTCGCCTTCGTATTTCCCCTGAAATCTTATTCAATTAATTAATTCTAAAAATAATATTAAACACTTGTATACTATTATTACATATTATGAAAAGAACTTCTCTCTTGTTATTATCTACAACTAGTGTTTACAAAGGCTGTCGCGTATTATTTCCTGAAGCTATTAAGAATTTTCATACTCCCAAGTGCATTACGTGCAAACATTTTATTCCAGATTCATTTGGCTCTCCGACGTTTTCTAAATGTAGTAAATTTGGAAAAGCTAACCTAGTTTCAGGTGAAATATCTTATGACTTTGCGGATTCTTGTAGAGACTCTGAATCTAAATGTGGGACAAATGGAACCCACTATATATTTGATGAATTCCACAAAGCAAAAAATGACATGAGAAAAATTAAACCTATATTAACGAATGGACTACTCCTCTCGCCAGTTTTTCTTGTTATATTTGCAGCAATATACAATAGTTATCATTAATAATTTTACACTATTTAACTAGACGAGGAATACTTCTTCAAAATGACTGCGGGAACCAACTCGTCTTTTAGTTTTTCTATTTTCTTAAAACATTTATTAATTGTGACTTCGCTAATCTCACTCACATTCTTTACATCTTTCTTGCTAACGTTTAGTTTGCAAGTTTGAGCGATGAAATACACAACCCCCGCGGCAATAGAATGCGGCGTGTTTTCCGGCATTAATCCAAGTTTCTCAATCTTCATTGAGATAAACTGGCTTACTCTTGTTAACTCGGAGTTAATGTTCAGCTTAGAGCAATAACGTTCAATAAACGCCTCTGGTTTTGTCCTGCAAAACGACGTCTTCTCGTTGTTTTCCATATCCTTCTCTAGATTGTTAATGATCAACTGTGCATTCTTACACCCCTTTGTAGCGCTTGTAACGTCTAAATGAAAGATTGTTGCAATCTCCTTTGCAGTTCTAGGGTAGTTGTTAATCCTGCATGAAATATAAATAGACGCCGCTAAAATTCCGTCGCGATTGTCCCCCCTAAAAGTTAGCTCATACTCTGAAATCTTCTTGTGATATCTGATAGCGTCATCAATTATCATCTTTGGCACGCCAGCATTTTGTGACATAATAGTAATCCTTTGAAACTCGTCATATTGCGATTTCTCCTTGTAAGGCATTGACTGCCACTCAGTATAACGTCTTATTTTTCGCATCTCATATGACGTAGAACCACAGCACAAAACTTTGCAACCAAAAGAAGACTCTTGTAGCAACGGATTAATTGGCATGCCACATCTCGTGGGGTCATTTCCATGGTTATCGTCTGCACCGTAGTATCTCCATTCAGCAGATTGATCAACCATATCCTTGTAAATGATTCCACATTTTGTATTTGTGCATGTTAAAAACCCTTCATCCGAGAATGCTAAATTAAAGTCGCATCGTTCACATTTTTCACGATCCCCGCACGCTCTATATATGCATTCCAAAGGAGACGCAGGTTTTGAATCATTTGTAATGTGTTCGTCAAAAACATTCCACAATTCAGCTTTATTTTGTACTTGATTATCCTTTCGCTTTTTGCTTCGGTCTTTACTCATGTCTCTTCTTTCTTAATGGAAATATATTTTTAATACAATTCAATTTTATTTTAAAGTTAATTTTATATTTTGTATTATTAGTATATGGGAAATAGTATATCATCATATTCAAATTTTCAATTAGGTGGCTCAGACGATGATTCAAATACTAAAGAAGAAGAAATTATAACATTGAGCGACTCTTTGGATTTTATTGCTACTTATTACATCTTGACTATGAACTTCCAAAGTTTAAGACAATTAAATGACAAAAAATACTGCGCAGATTTGGTAGTCTTGACGTCTGACATTATTAATAAGTATTTTAGTGATTTAGAAGTAAAAAATCTGGCAGAGCGCGTTGAGTCGGGTAAACAAAAGCTGGTGTTTTTTAACAAGTCCGATGTTGAGAATCTTAATATTCCTGATTCGGAAATAAAAAGAGGTTATTGCAATGAAATTGCAAAATTCTACATTAAAATTGCACACGTTTTTGCCGCTATAGTTACTACAATCAATCCTGAATACACATATAAGGATGCCTTTGGAAACGTAGTTAAAAAGTCTTTGATGCAAAAAGACGCCATTCCTAATGGCGCCGACGTCAGTGTTTCTAAAATAAATTTGTGCAGCGAGAGAATTGATGCGTTGAAAGGAAAGGGTCTTGAAAGTGAAAACGAAGTCAAAGAAAAAATAGACGACGAAGATGAAAACAAAGTAGAAGAGATAGAAGTACAAAAAGGTGGCGAGGAAAAAATTACTATCCATCCAGAAATTTGTTCTGTAAATCTTGATAAAAATGGCGAAACAAATTATCTTAATGAGGAACCCGGAATCAATGAGCTTATTGATTTGTACTTTGATGGAGACTATGACTATAAAACCGGAAAATTTCTTGGCATGACTCCGGAAACTGAGAAAAAATTCCAAGAGGATTTAAAACGTTTTTATCTAGCGTTTACTGATAGTGATGACATGTCATCAGATATTAAAAAGTTTAGCGACATAAAATTGCGCGACTACAGTCAAAAGAAGTATTGCGAAACCCCTCAAAAAGCATTTACTGGAAGTTACAAAGATAAATTGTTTAATGATTACGCTAATAACTTGAAAAAGATGATTCAATCTGTGAATAAAAAACAAGACAATTTATTAGATATAATTAACAAGATATTTGTATATGTTTTGGATCCTATAACAAAAAAAGATGTTATCCGCGTTAATCCCGATTTAACAGAGGATGGTCTTCAAGATATAATAGATGAAACAAGAAATCTTATTGTTGAACTATATTTGAAATGCGAGGAGGATTTTGTGGAAGGAGTTAAAATTTACGAGGCCATTGTAGAGAGCCAAATATTTGAAACTACTCAAAAACACATAGATCAATTGGAGAAGGAACATGAAAAGCTAATTACGCCTTATATACCTAAACTACATCCTCCCGTTATAAGTGAAGTGCCGGCAGGTAAAATACCGCTTGCAAACTGAAGTAAATTGTTACTGTAAATATCATTTATTACACGAAATAATAAATAATAAATCTATTTGGCGCCACCTTTAAGTGAAGCGACTGTCGCCCTTTGGGGGGCTTAAAGGTGGTTAAGCTAAACATTTAAGCGCGGGCGCGGGAAGCGGCGGCAGAGGCCATGCGGGCGGCGGAGGCAGCGCGAGAAGCGGCGGCAGAGGCGCTGCGGGCGGCGGCAGCGGAACGGGAGGCGGAGCGACCACGAGCGGCAGAGGCAGCGCGAGAAGCGGCGGCAGAGGCCATGCGGGCAGCAGATGCAGTGCGAGAAGCCATGCGAGAAGCCATGCGAGAAGCCATGCGGGAAGCAGAACGGGAAGCAGAACGGGATTTACCGCCCTTGCGGTGTTGACGACGATGGGTTTTTGCCATTTATATATATATATCACAAAAAAAAAATATTAACAGAAAAATATGCTAAATAATTTTTAAATTCTATTAATATTAAAAATAATTTTACCAAACGGTGCTTGTTGATGGCCAATACATATGATCGCCTTTTTGAATATTATATAAACTCCTAAACAATTCCAAACGAGACATTGGAACATTCACCCTATATTTATCCGGAGGATGAGGATTTGTCTTTAATTGCGCCGCAATGGCTTGTTTATAAATATGTTGTCTTTGTTGCATTGCAAAATACGCGTAAAACGCTTGAAATGATAAAGAACGAATTGGAACAATGTCTTCATGCATATTTTGGAAATCCCTTAAGTATTCCTGACAAATTGCTAAACCAGATATATCCGCCAAATCTTCTCCTATACTTGGCGTAGCATCAAACTTAATCTTATCGTATAACGCAAATTTTTCATATTGTTTAATAATGTCTTCTTGTATGACCTTAAATTTGCGCTTATCTTCAGGCGTCCACCAATCGTGTAAATTTCCCTGGTAGTCATACTTGCTTCCCATATCATCTAGTGAGTGAGACATTTCGTGAGCTAAAGTAAAGCCAATGTGCGCCAAGTTATATTCAATTCCGCGTTCATCTAAATCCACAAAGGGTTTTTGCAAATAACCTAAAGGAAGATATATAGAGTTTTGCGTTGGTGTGTACATTGCATTTACAATATATGCTTGTTGACCAATTAATTTGAATGCATTCCAACTTATAAGCGGTACATCTTCAACGTCTTCACCTTCTAATGAAATATATTTATAAGTGCGCCAATTGGTTATTTTCATTAGATTTCCCCACGCGTCGTTATCCTTATAATCCAACAAAGGATCTTCTCTCATATTTTTTGGCAATGCCACCCCAAAATTCATGTGTTCCAGTTTTAATAACGCGTATTGCTTTGTTTTCTCCGTTAACCACGTATTTCTTTTAATAATACGCTTAAAAACGGTTATTAAATCTTTTCCCATGCTAGTTACATAATTAATAACTTCGTCGTCCTTGTATTTTTTAACATATTCGTTTGTTAAAAATGTATTAAATGTTAAAGACATTCCAAAAATCGGATACAAATCCCATGGAAAGTGACCAGGTATTCCATGAATATACTTTCCATTAAAATTGTAGTGAATGTAAACCAGTTTTTTATCAAAACGAATAATTTGACGAAAGTAAATATATAACCAAAAACTCTTCCACTTTTTTGTCTTCCAGTTTTCCTTTAACAATGCGCATATACACTTCAAATAGTTCAAACTATCGCAAATAAAAAATTCTGGAACTTTTTTGTAACCCAAATGCTCTGAAAATTTTGACCAATTAAATCCATATTTTTCAAACGCTTCTTTTGTCTTTACTACATTATAAAAATCAGGTGAATCCTTTTTAATAGAATCGCACCCCATTGCAATGAAAATATCTCTTTCAACGTCAAATACATCCTTTCCGCTTAATCCATGGTTTTTTCCCAAACATCCAACAAATATATCATTTACGTACGCAATGTATTTTTTTTGAACATCTTTTCTATACTTAATAAATTCTTTCGTCCTTCCATAGGTATCATCTAAATAAAGTTCTGCGTCGTATAACGATAATTCTGGCAATGAAATAAAATTGCGAAATATTTTTGCATTCTTTTCATCTACCATAACCTTCCAACGAATTGGGCACCCCCAACACACTATTTCATTGTGATTAATGTGAGCCATATATTGCCACAAATCGTCATTTTTAATGGAGTGATTATATCTTTCCACCGAATGCTTAATGTGTTTTTTTGTGCTAGTTTCGTCCAATCTTAACAATGATGTGTACACATTGCTGATTAATTTTGCCTTGGCATCATTGTGCGTTTTTATATAATTCTCTATTATTTCAATTAACTGTCTATACACCTTGTCTTGAGTTACGCGAAAGTCATCTATTTGAACGTAATATTTTTGTTCTTTTGACGCTACAATAGATTTCTTGCTAGTATTGGTTAACCAAATGTAATTGATGTATGTATAATAATCACTGCGAGGTGTTACCTTTGAAGGAGAAAACGGTTTTTTGAATAACTCTATTAATTCTTTCTCTACATCATTTCCAGGCATTACTTCTTTCAATCTATTTTTTCCATACCATCTTTGTTTTTTGCTTTTATTCTTTATTTTGTCTTTGGCTTTCTCTTTTCTATGCTCTTTTAATTTTAATTCTTGTTGTTTTTCGTATTCTTCTTCAAAACTATGGAATCTAAACACATTTGCGCATTTTTGAGTTTTATTTTTATGGCTTTGCATTTTATCGCGTTTTTCTGTTATGCTTTTTTTTGCTTTTTTGACTGTTGTATTTTTTTTATTGAATTTCTTATCCATGTTTATACTGTATTATATATAACTATAGAAATATAAATAATACAGACGTCTAAATTTACAATTTGTTTATCAATTAAATCTATTTTCCAATTTATTTAAAAGCTCGTCATTATAAACTAAATTTCCTTGAGGCTTATATGAAGCTATTGGAGTAAACTTTTTCTGGTTTTGAACTTTTGCAGAAGGCGTTGATGACTCTTTCAGCTTAAACATCATTTCTTCCAAAGATTTTGGCTGGGAATTGTTTTCCACTCCATCAGATATCATTGCTTCATTAAGTTGTTTGCCATTTTCGTCAATAACAATACCAGTCTTCTTTTTAATTTCGTTTCTAACATATGAAGGCACAAAGTGATTCCAAGAGATCATTAATGTATTTGGATGAATGTAACGAACTGCGAATCCATTTTCTTTTAACTTGTCTAACAAATAAGCAATGCAAGCGGCTTGATTATACTTTGGCACGCCTATCATTATTTCTGGCACTATAAACCAGCAAAACTGTTCGTCTGTTTTTTGTCTCGCAGTTGTTTTAATTCTTACATGAATTCGGTTTAATAGCTTATTGTAGAGAGCTAACTGATTCAAATCGTGTTGCCTTTTTCTCTCATATAATTCGTCAATGTTCAACTTTTCGGAAAAATCTGCAACGTTTTCTAGGGTGAAAATATTCGCCATTTAAAAACTACTAGAAAATTATTTTTATTTTTTACAGCATTAAATTGATTAAAGTCTGCAAATATATTAAAAGCATTTGAACAACGTTAATATATTAAAACAATGACAATTAAACACCTTGTTATACCTGGAGGCGGTCCAGTCGGTCTAAAAGCCTTGGGTGCATTGCAATACCTTGAGCAAAACGGCTTTTGGAACATTACTGATATTGAAACCATTTATGCTACATCCGCTGGAGCAATTATTTCCGTTTTACTCTGCCTTAAATTTGACTGGGAAACAATAAATGATTACATCATTAAACGTCCGTGGAATGAAGCCTTTCAACTTGGTGTAGATCAAATATTTGAAGCTTATTCTAAAAAGGGACTATTTGATAAAAATATTGCTGAAATATTTTATAAACCGTTTTTTAATGCTAGAGATATTTCACTTAAAATCACATTAGCGGAATTCTATCAGATTTCAAATATTGAAATTCATTTGTTTTCTCTTGATATCAATAATTTTAACTTAGAGGATCTCTCATACATCACGCATCCAGATCTTTCATTGTTAACCGCGGTCCAAATGTCTTCTGCTATACCCATTATGATTTCGCCTGTTTGCGTAGATGACAAGTGTTACGTTGATGGTGGAGTTGTATGTAATTACCCAATAAACCAATGCATTCTACGAGCTGGAGACGTTAACGAAATATTTGGATTGCGCAATAAATATATTAAAAATGATGATAATATAGTCAAAGAAAATTCAACTATATTAGAATATGTTATGAATTTTATAAGCAAACTAGTTAATAATGTCAGCCTGCATGCCGAAGAACAAACTATTCCAAATGAATTGATATATGAAGCAGAATCAATGAATCTATCTAAAATTCAATTAGCTTTATCTTCCAAAGAAGTTAGACAGGAATTGATTGATTCTGGAGTTGAAGCAGGTAAGGCATTCCTTCTTGCGAGAGAAAAAAATGTAATAGATTTGGCTCAACCTTTGTTAAAGGTTGAAGATTTGGCTCAACCTTTGTTAAAGGTTGAAGATTTGGCTAAACTTGAATCAACTGTTGAAATAAATGACGCGTTTTTTTAAACGACTGTATTCAAGAATTGAGTTAACGTTGCCTTGCTTGGCTTTGCGTCGTAGTCAATTATTTGGTTATCTTTTACCAATTTTATAGTAGGATATCCTTCTATTTTATACGTATTCATCATCTTTTCTACGTCGGGTGACTCGTTCGTACAGTTCACCTCTGTAAAAATTATCGTGTAACCATGAATCTGCTTTCCATTGTATTCAGCTTTTACTTGTTCCCACTCAGGTTTAGCAGTCTTACAGTGTGGACACCAATCGGTGGAGAACAACATAATTTCTGCTTCTTTTCCTGAATTGGACGCCGCAGCGCTTCCAACTGGAACATTTTCTCTGTTTGCTTTATAGGTGGGATTTTTTGCAGAGTCTGTAATACTTTTATAAATAAAATACGAAATTACTGCTAAAATAATTACTAAAAAAATAAGTCCAATTGTTCTCCAACTCAACGAAGGCATCATGTTTCTAGCGCTTGAAATTATACCTGAACTAGAGCCACCAGTGCTTGCTGATAATGAAGGCATGCCACTAAACCTTACGTTCTTATTACTCATTGCGTATTATATATATTTGATAAGAATAAATTACTGTTTAAACGAAATAAAGATACAGAATTAATATAATGTAGAGAATATGCTTTTTAGGAACTCTGACGGATTTATTATTGAGATTAAGAAATCAGATTTCAAAAACGATTACAATTATTATTCAACTTTAATGAAAATTAAAATGCAAACAACGCATAAACATACTATCCAACTTGCAAGTAAAAATAAAACTAAAGTAGAAACATTCTTTGATAAAAAATGCGATTCAGAGTTAAATTTAAAACAACAACCTAAATGTAATTTTTATTCAAATCAAGCAATTAACAAATTATTGGATGAATTTTAACTCAACCTTTGGAAAAGGTTGAGCCAAATGGATAAACATTTTATAGATATTACTGTATTATTTTTTTTATCCGTTTATTATAGGAATGACCTTAACGCGTAAAAATAGAAAAGCAAATACAACGACAAGAAAACATAAACGAGTGTATAATAAAGACGAATATAATAGTGGAGATGGAATGCTTACTACTGTGTGGGGGCCAAGTCTATGGCATTTTCTCCACACAATGAGTTTTAATTATCCAGTGGAACCAACGCATGACCAAAAAATGTATTATCGCAATTTTGTCTTAAATCTGCGCCACGTGTTGCCTTGCAAATATTGCAGAATGAACTTGGTTACAAATTTTAAACAACTTCCTCTCACAATGGGGAACATGAAAAACCGAGAAACCTTCTCCCGTTATGTTTACGATCTTCATGAATTGGTTAATAAAATGCTTCACAAGAAATCCAATCTTTCTTTCTGTGATGTGAGAGAAAGATACGAGCATTTTAGAGCTAGATGCACTGATGAAAAACTCAAGCTTTTCAAGTTTACAAAACTAAATAAAACTAAAAAGGAGAAAGGATGCACCGAACCATTATATGGTAAGAAATCCAAATGTATTATTAAAATTGTACCACAAGAAGAAAGGGTGGCCACGTTTCAAATGGACAAGAAATGCGTTAAGACCAAGGGTTAAAACTTAATAGGTAAAAAAATAATTATGTCAGTTTATGAAATAATTATTTTGCAATTATAAGGAGGGGTACAAGGTTCATTACATACCAAATGTGGAGAAATCGCTTAGAACTGGAACGGGTAGATAACTGTCATTCACGGCATTATAATTTGGAACTTTTTTGCATTCAAAATTGGGTTCAGGGCATCTAGCACACGCAGGGCATGGAGGACATTTCTCTGTGCGAGGACAAGCTGATGACGTTGGACACGCAGGGCACACTGGAGGAACAATCTCTGATTTTAAGATGTATAAATCTTCTTGACCTGGAGGAATCATGCGAGCTGGAATTCCTGTAGGCAATGAGCTATTATATTGACCGTTGGAATTTGCGCTGGCGTTAGAAGAAGAAGAAGAGGAATAATCGCTAAAGGGGAAAATACTTGAAGAACCTGAGCTTTTTGTGGAACTTGAAGAACCTGAGCCTGTAGATGAAGAACCATTAGACGAAGAACCATTAGACGAAGAACCAGATTGTTGGTTGTTGTATGTATATGTATAAGTGTTTGTTGCGGTGTATATTGTGGTATTTCCGTTTGCCAAGGTTTCTTCAATTGCGTATTGACCATCCTTTCCTGTAAATAATCTAGCCGAACCACCATTTGGACCATAGAATGTTTTATTTGAAAATTGACTCATCATGCTGCTCAAACTGCTGGCAAAATTTGATCCGCTTGCAGCTGTTGTTCCGGTTGTTCCGGTTGTTCCTGTTGTTCCTGTTGTTCCTGTCGCTGCAGAAAGCGTGTATTTCTTTGTTAGACCATTGGTGCTCGTAACTGTAATTGTGTACACTCCGTTAGAAGTAGGACTAACTGTAGCAGTGCTTCCATTGGGACCATAATACACCGTCGGAGAAGACTTTCCACTAAAGTGGTCATAATTATCATAACTTCCTCCGCTTGGTTTCCCAGTTGTTGATGTTGTTGAACTAGAATCCTTTGTAACACCAGAAGCTAGCATAACCTTATCGGTTGAAGAGGTTGTATAACCTTCTCTGTAACTGCCTCCTAAAAAAGGAGCTAGAATTAATCCTAATATCAAAATTATCAAAAGAAACAATGCACCATTTTTCATTATGTTCATTCGTATAATTTATATAGTGAAAAAATTTAAAAACAAAAAGAAATTGATTTTGTTATAATTGCAATAATTCTAATAATAGATTATACTAACACATGTTGAAAGATGAGAAGGATGCAGACATTTCTGAGAAAAAGGGTCGCAAACCGCGTGTTAAAGCTGAACCATTGCTGAAATTTTATTTTGTAAATCCATATATTTACGAAATTGGTGTGGACGAAGTGGGTCGCGGACCGCTTTTTGGAAGAGTTTATACCGCAGCTGTTATTTTACCTAAAGATGACAGTTTTGACCACTCTAAAATGAAAGACAGTAAGAAATTTCACTCTAAACAAAAGATCCAAGAAGTAGCAGAATATATCAAAGAAAATGCTATTGCGTGGTCTGTTTCTTATGAAGACGAAAAAACTATTGATGAAATAAATATTTTACAAGCAACTCAGAAGTCTATGCATAAATGCATTAAAGAAGCAGTAAAAAAAACCTTAAAACAGCCGGAATTTATTCAACTGTTGATTGATGGCAATTATTTTAACACTTACACTGAGTATAATGGCTCCAAAAAGAAGTTTGAAACATTGAATCACGTTTGCATTGAAGGAGGTGACAATAAGTATTCGTGTATTGCGGCCGCATCTATTTTGGCAAAAGTTGCAAGAGATTCTTACATTGAAGAACTGTGCTCAGATCATCCAGAATTATCTGAATGGTATAATATTGACAGCAACAAAGGTTATGGTGCGAAGAAGCATTTGGACGGAATTAAAGAATACGGAATTACAAAATGGCACAGAAAGACGTTTGGCATTTGCAAAGTCAGCAAAATGGCAATTCCATTTGAAAACGAATTAAAAATTGAAACATTATAATTAGTGTTATAATAAACTTAAATCTAATCGCAGGTGTTATATAACGCAAAATGATTGTTCTCGTATTTGACACTGAAACGAATGGCTTGCCAAAAAATCCAAAAGAAATGCCAAATATATTAAATTGCAACGATTGGCCAAACGTCGTGCAATTTAGTTATTTATTATACGATACTAATGCGCACGCAATAATTCTGAAAAAGAACCATATTATTCGCGTTCCTAAAGACGTGGTTATAACAACCGAGTCCATAAAATTTCATGGAATTACAAATGAAATCTCAGAGGAATGTGGGATCCCAATAGAAGGCGCTTTGAATGCATTTTATGAGCATTTTAAACTAGCTCACGTGATTGTAGCTCACAACGTGGAGTTTGATAAAAAGTTTGTTGTTGCTGAGATATTAAAACTTACTGAAAAGAGAACGGATTTGATTTATTTGTTGGGTATGGCAACAAACATAGCGTGCTCAAAAAAATACTATTGCACAATGCAAGAAGGAACAGATTTATGTAAAATTAAAGCTTATACAAAGGTTGACAAGAGAGAATATAATAAATTTCCAACTCTAACAGAACTTTGCAAACATTTGTTTGGTTACGAGCCCAAGAATATGCACAACGCTATGAACGACGTTATTGTTTGTTTTCAATGCTTTTATAAAATGCGGTTTGATTTAAATATTTGCGAGGAAAATCAGGACGTTTTTGAAATGGCGTCAAGTCTTATGTAAAAAAAATAATAAAAAATAAAATAAGAGAGGGTCTTAGGATAATGTTGCTTCCCTAAAAAAATTGATTTGGAAATTAGCAATTTAAAATAATCAAATCTTATAAATCAGAATGGCGCAATTCAACCCGAAAGAATTTGTTTATCATTATCGCATTGGCAAGCCGGCATACTATTCGTATGACGAGGAACTATATTGCGGTACTTTTCCGGAAGAGTGGGTGCTGGACCATTCGCCAGGGACCGGACCCAAAGACTGCGGCAACTGCTCCTATTATGGTTCATGGAACGGCGTTTTCCTAGGATACTGTGCAAATTGTGCGCAATATGTATACAATGGTGTCCGTGGACGAGGGTTTATTGATATTGGAAAAGAATTCCCAAGCGAGGAGCAGATTCTGGCTGATTCTGTTACTGATTTTGTGCTAGATGGACCCAGTGTATTTGATACTTATTTGAAGGATGTTTTGCCGGATGAAGTGGGTGACAAAGATTTTATGGACTCCGCAGCCGCTCAAGGTTTTCAGACTCCTCCTGAGGAGGAACCGAGATTTGAAGAGAAATACCCAGACATTGACGTTGACGAAGTCAACGCGCATTACGACGAAATGTGTAGTCAAGAGAATGAAAAAGATGAAGATGAAGAGGTTGGTTATGTGATTGACCGTGGAGGGTACGGCAGCAATTATGACGGTGGTTACGACTCTTATTAGAAACTAGATTTACCAAATAAAAATATATTATAAATTTTTTATATGGTTATATAAATGGGAAATAAATTATCATCGCCACAACTATCACAAAATGCGAGTCCTCCAGATTTACCTCTAGTAAATCCTAGAAATTGGAGACAATCAAATGCTGTTTCTTTTTCTCCTAGCACCAAGGATAAATCATTTTGCAATCCAGGACCCAAACCAAAATTTGAGAGATACGTACAAAAAACAAGACGCAATCCAGTTACCGGACGAACTGAAAATTATCAAAAGAGAATAGACATGTTACCATTTGCAATATATTTAAATGAATACAACTCCAACGATAATGTGAAATACGGCTGCAATCCTACTCAGTATATTAAATATGAAAACGGACATTATTGTTGCGTTGACCAGAGTCAAAAAGCAACCCCTCAAGAAATGCTTGACTTTATAAATCGCGCTCTTGAAGGATTTTTTGATAATATTGGGTTTTCTTCAGCTCCAAATGCTGTTACTAAAAGTAAACACACTCAAACAATTGGACAACTTGAGTTTTTATTAAATTATCGCAACTCTGTTATGACAAGTCATCCAGAATTAACAGACAATTTAGAGGTTCCACCCAATGTAGATGAAAATGGAGTAGAAACACCAGTAACTTTAAATGAGTGGGTGGCAAGGTTTAAAATGACTGGTCCTGTTCTTGTTGACGCACTTGAAAGGAAATCCGACTCTGAAGAAAATACTTTAAGTTCAATGCGAAATCAATACAAACGCGATGAAAATGGCAACCTTGTGCGCGATTCAAGCCGCAAACTTGTTCCATTCTACACTAAAAGAGATGGGCAACACAAATTTGGTGGCACAAAACATAAAAAACGACGCCGCAAGCTTTCTAAAAAAAGAACTAGAAAAAATAAAAAGTTAAAAAAAAATTGATGCGTTTTATTTTTACTATTTTACCACTATAATAAAACAATGGACTGCGAAAAGCAAGCAGAAGGAATGCAAATACCAGGAAGCGCTTATTATAATATTCTACACATGCCGGAAAACGCTAGATACAATTTCTTGATTGCCGTAAAAGAAACGATGGAAGACTATCAAGGTCAATTTAAATTTTGGAAAGATGCGTGGAAATCTCGCGATATTGGCGCAGAGTGGCTTAAAGATGTGGGCCAACGTTTCAGATTTATGAAAGAAAAATGCACAGGTGACGTTGACCATCATCTGTGGGCCGACAGATGGCAGCGCATTGATAAAGGAGATCCAAATTATTTAAATGCGTTGGAACGAGCAGAACATCTTGACTATTTAAGTGAAGATATTCCAGAACAAAAACCGGTGTCTATTCGGCATCGCATGAAGAAACTAGGTTTGATGGAGGGGGAACCAAATTTTGATCAAGTAAAAAAAGCAGACTTTGATCGCAGTGTTGAACTTTCTAGGCTTTGAATTAATTAGGATTGGTTTTGTGAAGCAACAGGGTCCCTACTTTAAGCTGAACACATTTCGCAAATATCATGTTCTGAGCCATCTACCTTTTGTTCTTGCTCATTTTTTTCTGGTTCTACAGTAAACTGTTGCGCTTGATGCTTCGCCTTTCTGCGCAAATAATAAATGCCAGTTTTGAGTCCTTGTTTCCAAGAGTAGAAATGCATTGATGTTAGTGTATTGTAATTAGGATCCTCCAACCACAAATTCAAGCTCTGACTTTGGCAAATAAACGCGCCTCTATCAGCCGACATATCAATCAAGTGTTTCATCGGCATCTCCCAAACAATTTTGTATTTGTTTCGGATATGTTCAGGTATAATTGTGAGTTGTTGAATGCTTCCCTTATTCGCAATAATATTGTTCTTGATCTTATCATTCCAAATTCCAAGTTCAATGAGTTCGCGCATCAAATAATTATTTGCCACAACAAATTCACCGGCCAATGTCCTACGGCTATAAATATTGCTAGTTAGAGGCTCAAAACACTCGTTGAACCCCAGAATTTGCGACGTGCTCGCGGTGGGCATTGGTGCAAGAAGAAGCGAGTTTCTCATGCCATGCGTTATAATAGACTGCTTTAACACAGTCCAGTCATATCTATCAGACGGTTCAACGTTCCACATGTCAAACTGCAGAACACCTTGGCTTGCGGGAGAACCTTCAAATGACATATAAGCTCCGCGATGTTCCGCGCTCAGACTATACTTCAATGACAAATCAGAAACAATTTTAGAACTATCTGATCTTACTTGAGTTGCATTTTTAACATTTATTGCGAGTTCATTGCTGCGCTCCAATGCTGCGTGATAAATGGTCTCAAAAATATGTTTATTTACCACCTTTGCTTCCTCGCTGTGAAATGCAATGTCCATCAATATAAATGCATCGGCGAGGCCTTGAATTCCAATTCCAATAGGTCTATGAAGCAAATTACTGCGTCTAGTCTTCTCCGTCGGATAAAAGTTAATATCAATAACTCGGTTCAAATTGCTTGTGATGACCTTGGTTACTTCGTGGAGCTTGTCATAGTCAAACTTCTTTGTCAGCTGGTTTACAAAAGTTGGGAGAGCAATAGACGCGAGGTTGCAAACCGCTGTTTCCTTGTCATCAGAATACTGAACCACCTCCGTGCACAAATTGCTACTTTTTATGGTACCAAGATTCTTTTGGTTAGATTTATTGTTGCACGCATCTTTGTAAAGTAAATACGGCGTTCCAGTTTCCATTTGAGCGTCCAAAATCTTAAACCACAAATCGCGAGCGTTAATGGACTTCCTAACGCCACTTTGGGACACCTCATATTTCTCATAGAGCTCTTTAAATTTGTCACCATAAACATCGGCTAGTCCAGGACATTCATTGGGGCAAAATAGCGACCATTTACCGTTTTCCTTGACGCGCTCCATAAACAAATCGGGGATCCACAGCGCGTAGAATAAATCTCGCGCCTTCATCTCCTCATCGCCATGATTCTTTTTCATCTCCAAGAAATCCTCCACGTCTGGATGCCATGGCTCCAAATAAATGGCAAAAGATCCATTGCGTTTGCCTCCTTGATTAATGAACCGCGCAGTGTCATTGAAAACTTTCAACATGGGTACAATTCCAGTTGACTTTCCATTTGTCCCACGAATCAGTGAATTACTTCCGCGAATATTATGAATGTGCAGTCCAATTCCGCCAGCCCACTTGGAAATGCTCGCGCAGTCTTTAAGCGTGTTGTAAATCCCATCCAAACTATCGTCCTCCATGGCAATCAAAAAACACGAACTCAATTGCGGTCTAGGCGTTCCAGCATTGAAAAGAGTTGGAGTAGCGTGTGTGAAATACTTTTGAGACATCAAATCGTAACTCTCTTTCACTGCGTCCATATTATTTCCATGAAGACCAATCGCGACGCGCATCCACATGTGCTGAGGACGTTCTAGAATCTTATCACCGACCTTGAACAGGTAAGCTCGCTCCAGCGTCTTGAAGCCAAAATAATCAATCAAATAATCGCGCGAGAAGTCAAACATTGGCTCAATGTAATTTGCCATATCGCGAGATATAGTGTATAATTCTTCGCTTACAAGAGGACTATGAACCCCGTGAACGTCCTTAAAATTATACAGCTCCTCCACCAATTGATAAAAAGACGCGTTTGTGTTCTTTTGATGATTTGAAACCACAATGCGCCCTGCCAGAACTCCGTAATCTGGATGTTGTGTGGACATTACCGCGCATTGCTCTGCTGTAAGCTCGTCAATCTTTGTGGTTGGAATCTTGTCATGCAATTGGTCTATAACTTTCATCACCAAGGATGAATAATTAATTTGAATGTTTGCTTCTTGTCCAAGCTTCTTTACCCTGGTTAAAATCTTATCAAAAGAAATGTCTTCCAAATCACCGTTGCGCTTGACAACTCGCATATCAATTTGATTTTCCGCCATTATTAATATATTAAAGCGAGTAAATTCTAAATCAAGATAACGCAAATGTTTATAGAAAAGTATTTCTATTTCTAATTCAACTATTCACAAAATAAAATATACAAAATATATATAAATGTATTTTATGAGTGTAATTAATAAATTAAAAAATAACAAGGAGATTGCATTTTTGTTTGTTTTCTTGATTGTAATTATAGCATCTTCTTTCTTTTTTGACAGCAAAATGTTGGAAGGTTATAGCAATTATAATTTAGCAAATCCTGGAAAGTATCCAAAATCCGAAGAACTACCTCTTTTAACTTCTAGCTATCCATTCACCGGAAGAAATCAGGTAAGCACAAACAGCTATAATGATATCTGGTGGAATTATCCCATTTTCAAAGTGGGTTCTTATGCTCAGATCACCAACAATTTAAGATATCGCAGAAACCCCGATGATGGGGTTTGTATAACAGCTGATTTTTGTGGAGCATTGTATAAAGATAATCAGTTAAAGTCTAATATTTCAAAACCTTTGCCACCGGCGCCTCCTGTAACAGCTGATTCTGTTCGTGTTGGTTACTATCTCACGGATTCAAATTTGATTCCTGGGCAGCCGCTTGGCCCTGAGTTGCAAGCGTTTTAAAAAACGTGCGTCATATAATTATTCTTTTCATAAAACGCGAGTTTATATTATATAAATTTGCGTTTTATTGCCTCTAATTAATTTTATTAGTTTTTATTTCTTCATTTGTGTTTTTGTAATCAATGCTGTTCTGTTTGTAAGACATTCTTATATTTAGTAAATATATTATTGCGTTAAATGGGGCGGGGGTAAATATTATATGATTGTATAGAAATGAATAATGAAATTAGCATCGCTCCAGTAAAAACAATAAATGAAACAGAGTTATTTATGAAATATAAATCTTCTTATACTTCAGCATTTATTGATTTTTCAGTCCATGCTTTTCTAATGTGTTCTTCGTTTTATTCGCTTTGGTATTTTAGAAATAGTTGGTTGAGTGTTTTTACCGTTCCTCTGTTAGGATTTATGTTAAATCGTAATTTTATTGTATTCCACGATTGCTGTCATAACTCATATACGCCATGTAAACAATTAAACAATATAATTTCGCATATTACAGGTGCGATAGTATTAACAAGTCCAAATTGGATATTAGACCATCACACACACCATATGACAAATGGAAATATAGAAAACAAACAGCATTATTTCTTCAACGAAACAATTATCCTAACAAAAAAACAATCCCGAAGCAACAGTAATTCGCAACAACTATTTTATAGAATATATAAAAACCCGTTGGTCTTTTTTACAATCATTCCTATTGTATATTTTGGAATCGTCCAACGATTTATTTATACCGTTAAGAAATACAGACATCCGTACGCATTTAAACAATCGTTTTTAGAGATAACTTGTAATCATATTATAAACAATTTGCTATCTACAATTTATGTAGTGAATATATATAATTGTGGAATAATCTGTCAATACATATGTGCGTTTATAATATCAAGTTCAATCGCATTTATTGTGTTTCATACTCAGCATTCATATAATCCATCATATGTAGTTGAAAATGACAATTGGACTCAACGAGATAGTGGATTAAAAGGTTCGGCATTTACTCAACTACCGTCTTTACTAAAATATTTTTATATGGGAATTGAATATCATCATATCCATCACATGAACGCAAAAATACCGGGATACAATTTACAGAAATATCACGAAGAAGTTGTTAGTAAAAGCAATATGTTTGATAATGTTGTAAAACTGTCAATCACCGATTGCTATAATAACTTGTGGTTGGTTTTATATGATGATGAAAAGAAGAGGTATATAACTTTTGCGGAAGCAGATGAAGAAATTAGAAAAGTTAAAGACGTATAATTTCAAATATTCCTAACCCCATCAAACGCGTAAAAATGGCTAAAAAGTCAAAAGTATTATACTACTTTTCCACTGTTTTATTTATTGTTACTTCTTTTGCGATGTTGCGTATTATTTTTTCTCTCTTTTTATCATCGTCTTCCATTGTTGACCCACCCATGGATTCTAATAAGATTTTCTGATATTCCAAATGCTTCTTTGTTTCGGTGTCTGATGAGGTAGGGTTTTCTTCTACCCATTTAGGTATTTGTTTAATATTTTTATGCTCAACCTCCTTTATAGCGCGTTTAATCTTAAAATTTTCTCCGTTTTCTTTTTCCCAAATGTCCTTCTCTTTTACATACAAGACTTCTCTCTTCAAGTCGCTGCAATGAATCGGACGTTTAAATACATCCATTTCTTGCAGATTCTTTATGAAGATTTTACTCATACCCTCCGCGTAGCCAACTCTGCCGATCATATCCAAATCCGACAACTGCAGCTTGATCTGATTTACAAAATCTATTAAATTCAACGCGTCCTTGCATTGTTCATTCAAGAAAAAATTGAGATTAAATTGATTGTTTGTGTTATTTGAGTTGTTATTGTTAATAACTGTGTTCTTTTCCTTGCAAAGTTCTATAATTTGCTTCTGTAATTCCATATTTTGATTCAACAACGACATAACCAACTCATTTGTGGGTTGTTGCGCATCTAATACAACGTTATTTTCAGGCGGTTGTTCCCCTAGACATTTTTTCTTATGAGACCATAAACCTTGGCGGTGCTTATATTCCCTACCACATTCGCAGGCAAACACTTGCTCTGAGACTTTTGAGAAATTTATGTCACCATTTGTCACTATTTTGTCATTCTTTTTGTGTTTACTAGACAATAAATGTTTCTTGAAATCACTTTTCCTAGAGCATTCATAGTCACAACATTTGCACCTGAGAGTTTCTGAGAATTTTTGAGAAATTTTGTCATTCATTTGTCTCCTAAATAGAGGACAGAAAATTCTCCTAAATCCTTTTCCGCAAAAATGTTGAAAAATTAGCGTAACACTTTTTTCCGATTTTCAAAAGTTTTTAAAACCATTAAGCTCACAAGGGGGAAATTTTGACCCCTTTTTCATAAAGTATTTCCGTTTTGGAAAATTGGACATTTTTTTTGTCCATTTTTTGATTTTGGAAACACTTTTGACCCCTTTTTAATTCGAATTTCCGCCCTTACTGAACAATTAGAATCAAAATAATATTCTTTGGATTTTGCACTCTTTGCAATATCAAGTTAAAATAACAAATAACAATTTGTTATCTTAAGCAAACAATTACATTTTTGTAACTTAAAGAACCTGGTTTTTTGTTTCATCAAAAGATTCTGTCCGGACCTTGAAAAAAGGACCATCTACAAGGGAATTTGATCTGCTTGTTTTTCCACTACTTGAAGCGAGTGTTACCTTTCCAGTTAACTTATCAAAATTCAACAAACAAACCTCTTCCATTTCATGCGCCTCCTTTTTAACGCGCTTCACTGGCGCTCTATGAGCAAATCCAGTTTCACGCTCCTTCAGAATCGTGTCCCACACACTCGCAAGCTGTCCAATATTGTCTTGAAACCACTTTCTGTTCCGCAAAACAAGAACACAACTTACTTCTTCCAACCGCCAATAAATATTCTTAATCCACGTAAAACCATTTTTTTTGCATTCGGCTGTCTGCTCTGGCTCCCAATTAGAATCATAATATTCTTCAACCATATTCAACGGCTTGTACACATATTTGGGCTTCCCTTCTGCCGAAGAGAAATACATAATAATGCCCTTCTTTTCTCCCTTCTCGGATGTAAGGAATGTTCCATCAGTTTTAAATTCGGAGTGCGACCCATATTCAACAAACCTAGTCTCCAAAAAGTCGCATTCATTCAAGTCGCAAGTCTCCATCTGCAACTGCATCTGAATCCAGTATTCCTTTTTGGGGATTCCATCTATGTCACGGTTTACAATATTCTTAATCTCAAGCATTCTTCCAAATCTTGGCAAAGATGCGTCACTTACAATTCCATCTGGAGAAGCTCCTAGAAACTTGTACTTGTCGTGTTGAATGCATCCATACTCCGAAATCTTTGTCTTGAAACGGTCTTCATAATACATTATAGAAACCGGTTCATATTTTTGCCCATGATGCATTGCCGTTGTTGTGTTAACTGCCTCAGATTTTGCATCTAAATCTTCAATAAGAAGTGGTTGGCACTTCTCGTAAATCAACTGATTTCTGGCAGAGTCATTTTCAAAAGCTTTATATGCGTTACTTGCAGTAATCAATTTGTGCCGGGTTTCATACCACTCTTTTGTCCGTTGTGTTGCTTGCGGTACGTTTGCCAACTGAATCAATCTCGCTTTAACGCGTTCGGTTTCCTTTTGACTCATCTTCTTTTCAAAAGTGTCGTTATAAGAACGCCTAGGAATAATTTGCATATAAAACAAATCTACGGCAATATCAATAATATCATCCAACTCTTCTTCCAAATCCGCGTTAGTCTCAAAAAAATTATCAAAATGAATAAACAACAAGTCTTTAACGTTTTCAATCATTGTCTCGTGAAAATCAGGTTCAGAAACTGCAGAAGGATTTTCATCAATATAATCGGTCAATAATAGCATAGTTGTATTTATAATGTCTTCTTCTTCTTCTACGGGGATTAATGCGACGTCTTCTTCTGGAATAACATCGTCAAGAACATCCAATAGTTCTTCAAGCTCTCCCAACAACATAATAGTTCACTATATATTATGTTGTTATCTGTTTATATTATTAACAATTATCATTATCTGAATCCGAGTTTTCAATGGTGATTGCCGCGCTTTTTACTGTTCCCTTTGTACCCTTCTTTGGTGGCAAACTTTTCAACGTTGAAACGCGTTTATCAATATTTTTAAGCGTAAAATGATTGGTTGCCTTATTAAAATGCAATGCAGGAATATCCTTTATTTCTCCGGTTAATTTGTCGTAATCAACGTCTTTAACTCGCTGCAGTTTTTTCCTATCCAAACTGTCTCGTAGAAAGGCGTATAAAGCGCTTTCTTCCTCTGAAGTTAAATTATTTTTCTTTGCATATTCTTCGGTGTATTGAAGTAGCTTTTTGGTCTTGACTGTTTTATCCAATTTGCTCCAAGGCTCATTTTGTTTATTTAATTTATTGTCCTCCAAAAACTTTTCCAAGTTACTAAGATCGCTGGAAGATTTAGTTTCCGGCATAGCGGTGCCACTTAGCAGCATTGTTTTATATTTAATATTTTTGAGTTCAATGCACTCGTCTTTGTTTGTTTCTGTTGTTGCCATATACTATACTATATCGGTTTAAGTTTAATTCACTTTTCAATATATAGATATTATCTTGATTGGTTAAAAAGTGTATAAAAATTATAGTTAGATATTAAATATGGAGGACGAAAAGAAAATAACAATTCAAGGAACGTCCAATAGATATCAAATAACAAAGCTAAAAAAAGAAGAAAAAGTTGTAAAAATTAGAAAAGCTGCAGAAAAAATGGGTATTCCTGAAGATTATTATTTATTAGAAAACCAACAGTCAATTGTAAAGGACTTACAAGAGAAAACGTATATATTTTTAAAGCAAGACAATCGTCCACAAATTTTGAATCAAATAAATAAGAAACTTGCAAGTTATAAACAACAGGATATTTTAAAGAAGAGATATAACGAATCATTATTTATTAAAACCGAAGACACGATCAAACTTTTAAATAAAAGCAATATGTTGTGTCATTATTGCCGGGAGAAAACCTTTTTACTCTACGACATTGTGAGAGAAATGAATCAATGGACTTTAGACAGAATTGATAATGATATGGGTCACAATGAAGGAAATTTAGTAATTTCATGTCTAGCGTGCAATTTAAAAAGGCGAAGAACTGGAAAGGATGCTTTTTTATTTACAAAACAATTAAATATTGTTAAAAGTTAAACATTATAATATAAATTAAATATTATAATGGAAAATTCACAATCAAACAAAAAAGTAACATGGAATGATTGGATAGAGTGGAAATGGACCCAAGGAGAACCATATCAAAAAAGCGCTAGAAAAGTTATTAAACAACAACAATTTGAATCTCAAATTAATTACGACGACAACCCACAACAAAATGCAAACGTTGCGCTTCAACAAGCACTATTATCTGAAAATGATGTTTGGAGTTTAGAGGAGCAACAAGTGTTTGTTAATCCAGATAAGCCTATGAATAAGAGGGAGAATACATATAATAAAATGGCAGAGAGAGAAATGGTTGGTCAAATAGGCATGAATCCATTCATGCAAAGAAATTATCTTGAAGACGTTATGGTTCAAGAAAATTTTTTAAAGCCTATTAGTACATCTTTGGAAAAGGAGAAATTCAGAGAAGAAAATTAAGTGGTTTACATGGGTTTACTCATCATACCCATGGCCTCTCTGGCTCTTTGTCCAGGATTGGTGGCAGGCATCATTGAATTGGAAGCAGTCTTAACAACTTCCATAGCCATGACAAAAACGCCAAGCATAAGCAAAAATGGCAACAACACTAAGAACCAAGAGATACCCTTGTATCCCTTGGAACATAAAAAGTTCAAGAACCAAGTCCAGGCCGCAATAAAGATGCCCTTAGTTATAAGACTCATAAGTTGAAAGTTTTTGAACAATGCAATAACAAGGCTTATGGCGGCAAGGACAAAGTAAACCAACGCAGGTGTGCAAAGTTTAGACAAATCCATTATATATTTATATTATATAAAAATTTTAATAAATCAGTGTTTATTAAAATTTGACAATAAGTATTTAAAAAGACAACAAAGTATCTTAATAATGGCGACAAGTGGATATACAACGCAAAATGATTTATTGTTAAATAACTTGATGGACTTTTATAAGAATGAAGAAAATCTGAATACTATGCTAAAAATAATTACAGGAGAATCAAAAATTTCCTTAAGAATTGTTGATTGGTTTGCAACAAACTACGCTAAAAAGTATTATACCCTATATAATTTTGAAGATTCTAATGGGTTCTTGCGAAGATTCAAGGTTTATGTTGACTATAAGCTAAAATTAAAAGCTTATAGTAAGAAACGTTTTGACCCGTTTTGTCGTTGGGATAGAATAAGCATTCCTTATAAAGGAACTTCTTGCATTGAGACCACTATTGGTCAGCTGAATTTTTTCAAATGGACTCTTGAAAACAAGGTAATTCAATACATTGAAGATAATTATGAGACAATAGAAAAGGATATGAATAGTCGCAATAGTACTAGCAAGCGCAAAGAACAAGTTATAGAGAATACTAACTGCAAAACTAGAAAGAAGAGAGAAGAATTGTCTATTTCAGCGACAAAGAGCATCAAGAAGGAAAAGGTAGAAATTGTTGTAAATTTTAATTAGATATTACAAAATATTACTAACATCTAATTAGCATGTAGTTTTATGGTTAAAGATTGAATAAATTATTACACATGGCCACGCAATTTGGCGAGCCCAAACCAGTCGCAGGATCAAAATTTTGCATAGCGCTAAATTTTATTTGAGTCTTTTCACCAGTCCCAACACAAGTTCCTATAACCACGTCAGCAAACATGCTATTATATAAATTAGGGTTATATAAACATTGCTGAACGCTGTTAGAAGGAACTTGGAATTTTGGATAAGCCGTCGTTAGCGCAGATTTTCCAGAATTAAATCTTTGCTGATTCGCTATAGATAACATTCCGGCAAAAATAGGAGCTGCCGCAGAGGTTCCTCCAATGCAGGCCCATTTACCGGCATAAACGATGTGAACACCGCTTACTGGGTTTGAGACTAAACTTAAATCTGGTATGCATCTATATTTTGAACTAGTATTGACTGCATTTTGATAAGCTGGTTTTAAAACGCTTTTTGAATACCCACATCCAGCGCTGGGCCAAGTAAATTCTGTTCTAGAAGCCGGAGAAATATCTGACGGCGTCCATAACAATGTTGTCCCTCCCACCGCAATGCAATTTGATGAAACTGCTGGCCAAGAAACATAATTGGTGTCCCCAGAAGCAGCACAGTAACATATATTTGGATTAGAAAACTGTGAAGAATATGCGGAAAAACTAGCAGAATCATTACCACCCCAAGACATTGATAATACATCAGCGCGAATAACATTTTCAGCATAACTAACAGCGGCCAACAAATCTTTAGTTGAGTTTGATCTTGCTTCAACAACGTAAATATCTGCGTTGGGGTTAATTGTACATATTATCTGCAAATCCAAACAAGATTCGCTGCTCCAACCATTATTAATTGTCGCGCCTGGCATTGTATAAATAGTTACACTCGGCGGGGTTGACTTGGGTCCAAAGTTTGATGGACTAGTCCAATAATTATATAGGTCATCTTTCAGTTTTGGATATGTATACGCTATTATAATAGCAATTTTAACCTTTTTTGCCATTTCACCAGTATTACTTAATATAGATGGTTTTATTGAAGGAATATTATATAGGCTCAACAATTGACTGCCGTTAAACCCAATTGATGGTGAATTAATGTAACTGTTTGCAGGAATATTGTTCGCAGCAGCAGTTATTGCGTAATTATAGCAAGTTTCAGTATCTTCTTTTGATGATTCGGTGTTTTGTTGTTCTATTATTTTTTTTGTTTCGTGCATTTTTTCCTTTAAACGTGCCGCACTTGTTGCAATGCTTTGTTGATAAAATTTCAAAGTATTTATAATATTTTGAGACATTGCTAAATTTTCTAACCTTTTGTTTGTTTTTCTGTTACCAAGCGCAAACATTTTATACTATAATATAATATAATATAAAATGCAAATTTTATTATTCAAACTTCTAATTACGTGGGAACTGTCGTTAATCTCACTGTTGGCTTAATGTTTCTGTATTTTTTATCAGGTTTTATCAAAATGCATAGCATTCTGATAAACTTGTATGCTGCGTTTGGGTTTAAAACTTTGAAAACGTGAATTGTATGAACAAGTTTATTTAAAATGTATGACCTTTCCTTGAACTTTGCCCAATCTGGATGCCAGGCTGACCAATTATTTCTATTATATATTTGATTGCGTTTTTCTTGACCTGTTAGTAGAGTAAAATACGTAGATTGTGAACAAATATGCATGAGAAATGAACGAAGAGTTTGCGTTGATAGGTTATTAGATATCAATTTAAAAGGCTTATAACGCTCTTCAATCATTTCAGTACGAATTTCATATGGTAAATAGGATTCAATAATATCCACAAGAACTTCAGGAAGTCGCAACACTTTTTTGAAGTCAATGTGTTTATTGGCTGCAACAGCGCTCTCTTTCGCAGACTTCTTTTCATTAGAAACCAATCTCCGCGTGTCCTGTTTCAACATGGTAGCTTCTGCTGTTAAATTTTGCTTATAAATAATGTTATCGTATATTTTTTTACAACGATTAAAAACAACCAATTCCCTTCCTAACCGAGCTTTTAAATCTGTAATTATCCATTTCATTTCCTGAAGTCGCTCTTGTATTTTGTCGTACGAACCGGTAATTGTGATTGGTCCATTAATTTGTTCGCGCAACATGTTTACGCGTTCATTTGCATTGGTGTAGTCAGTAAATGCTCTTTGAAAATCTTCCTCTTCAGCTGCCCTTTTTTGAGCTTTTCTTGAAGCAACTTCTTGGCGTTTTTGCGCATTTGCCACACGCTTTTCCTCTTTTGTTTGAATTTGTTCTTCTTGCATCACTGTTTTAATTAATTTAATTCCATTTTTATTAACAAATTATAGTTCAATTTTATTTGAATTCATGGCTTAAATGCAATTTAATAATAAATCCATGGGAAATTCTCAGTCTATGCAAAAAATTAATTTTGAAGATATACAGACTGCATGCAAAAATCCAGAAATATATTTACTAATTAATACACTTCCAGATTCCGAACAAAGTTGTCTAATAGTAAATACAGTTCCTGCACAAAAAGAAGAACATATAATTAATCATCACCTGTATTCAAGCAAACGTATAAGAATACTAATATATGGGCGCAACTCTAGCGACGAAAATGTGTATAAAAAATATGACCAACTAGTGAAATTGGGGTTTTCAAACGTATTTATTTATTTGGGGGGACTTTTTGAATGGCTCATGTTGCAGGATATTTACGGTTATGATGAATTTCCTACTACAACAAAACAAATAGACTTTTTAAAATATAAACCTCCGCCAAGATTAAATATATCATTAATTGAAAATTAATTTTTATCTTGGAATTAATTGACAGTTTTTAACAGCCCCTCATTGCTTAGAGCATCTGCTCTCTTGTTATCCTTTCTGTAAACGTGATGATATTCTATTTTTTCCAAGTTTTTAGCCACAGCTTTTACAGTATTGTGCATCTCTAATAAATTTGCTGAATTTACTTTGTATTCTCCGCGCATCTGTTTGATAACAAGCTGACTATCTCCGTTTACTAACAGACACTTTATTTGTGTGTGATTTACGACGTAATTAAGACCAATAATTAGTCCGGCGTATTCTGACTGGTTATTAGTGACCCGTTTGCCAACAAACGCAGAGTCTGACCATATTTCTTGGTCGTCTTTATACAAAACTGCTCCGGCGCCGCCTGGGCCCGGGTTACCTTTGCTGCATCCATCAAAATATAACTTATATATTGGTTCTTCATATTTAGATTTATTATCTTTATTATTTTGCTTGTCTAAAACAGTTGCAAGTGGTAGTTTAATTACTGGTGAAAACATGTTATATTTATATAAGAATATATATTTGTATATCAATTTTTTGCTTTATATTTTTTATATTTAATTATAATTTTCAGCAAAATTATAAATAACCAACTATAGTAAAAATGATATTTAAAGGAATACTTATTACTCTATTTGTTGAGCTTCTAACGCTTGGAAAGTCGGACACAGAATGTCCCACTGTTCCAACAAGTCCTGTTAGTCGTATTTTGAAGGAAAACCCAACTTTTAAAATAATGCAGTACAATGTAGAATGGTTTTTCATTGATTATTTTGCCGCATCAAATTGCCCTGGTGATGGGTGTAGCTGGAAAAATACTAGCGAGGCTAAAACTCATCTAGAAACAGTTTCAAAAGTCATTGCCGAATTAAGCCCTGACATTGTTAATTTTTGTGAGGTAGAAGGGTGCGACGAATTGAATCAGTTGGTTTTAACTCTGGGTGCTGATAGTGGCTATAAGCCCTACTTAAAAAAAGGCACCGACTCGGCAACGGGTCAAAACGTTGGAATGATCGCGCGGCTTGATCCCAATGTCAATCTCTTTAGAACAGACGAAAAAATAAATTATCCTATTGTCGGTTCCAAATGCGGATTCACTGGAGCACCGAGTCAAACCGGCGTGAGCAAACATTATTTTACTGAATTCAACTTCTATGGTCGTAATGTTTTGTTTGTTGGAGCTCATTTTGTGGCTTTTCCAACCGATTCTGCAAGATGCGCTCAGAGAGAAGGCCAAGCCCAAGTGCTCCAAAACGTTATTTATCAATATGCTAATAAAGGATATGAAATTATGGTTCTTGGCGACTTTAATGATTTTGATGGGGAAATAATGGACGCAAATAATAATAAACCAACATCGCGTGTATTAGATATTATGAAAGGCAAATTTGGAACATATGCGGGCAAGTACGAGTTGATAACCGTGGAAGAAAAAATACCACAGAAATTACGTTTTTCTGACTGGTGGGATAAAAATAACGATTGTGTTTCCGCGCCCAGTGAATTTTCTCTCATTGATCACATATTGGTAACACCATTTTTAAACGATAAAATTAAAAAAGCGTATATATATCAAGGGTATGCAGAGTTCTGCGGAACATATAATTCAGACCATTATCCTATGATTATTGAATTGGACGCAAATATATAATTAGAGTTAAATGCTTTAGGAGGGGTCGTAGGGTCTGGAAATCCTTCGGATTTCTGATGACCTTGGTTCCCTACAAAAAAATTGAATTTGAATAATCAATATCAAAATAATGCAAGGTTGATATTGATATGGATCCAGAGAAAAAGGAAAAGGAAAAAGAAAAAGAAAAAGAAAAGGGAAAAAGAATTTATAGAAAGAAGTGTCGTGGTGGTCTAGATGAATGCAAAAACTATATTGGAAATTATAAGGATGTTGAAGGCATTGGTTGCTGCGAACAATGTGACAAATATGTTGATGAAAATCCATATGATCCTTATTGGGAGCGGATGGAACAAGAGTTTGAAAATTCAGATGAATACAAAGAACTAGAAGAAAAAGGATTATTAGAAGATGGTGACTCGTATGAAGTGGCTTTTGAATGGTTCCAAAAAAGTTATGAGCCATGGCCGATTATGAGAAGACGCATGGCAAAAAAGTTTAACTGATATAAAAATATATTTACATATTTTATAATGAACCTATTTATTTTTTTAATTAAAATTATTGAATATAAATTGTCTCGCGATAAAAAATCTAGCATATTAGAGATAAAAAATATGTTAAGTGACGCAGGTCCGATTTGGCAAAAATTTGGGCAAGTATTGTCTTATCAGGAAGAATTAATTGGCGAAGAGCTAGCAAGGGAATTGCAAACATTTCTTGTAAGTTGTCCAAAACACAGTCATGAATATTCGGTAAAAACAATCAAAGAAATGTTTGGTGATAAATATAATGTTAATAATATAAATGACGTAACTCTTTTAGGGTCTGGAACAATTGCACAAGTATATAGAGTAGATGAAATAGTTATAAAAATATTGCATCCGAATGTTAGAGAAGAAATTAAGCGTGCAAACAAAAAATATGATTCAATAAAAAACTCATTTTTTTTTCCCAAAAAACTAACAATGTTTTGCGATTTCTTTTTTGAATCTCTTTTTTTGCAAATTGACATGGAAAAAGAATATAATTCTGGAGTAATTATAAAAGATTTACTAAATCACAAGGATAATACAGAATTGCAAAAAATATTTATATTTCCACAAATGATTGATTATTCTAGAGAATGTATTGTTATGACTTACGAAGATTCGCAACCAATAACATTAAACTATCGCAACGAAATAGACAAATTTGTCCTTTTTAAAACGTGTATGTGTGTAATTTTTTTTCAAGTGGCGTGCGTTCAAAAAGGGTTTATACACGCCGACATGCATTATGGAAATTTTGGCGTACGTAATTCATCGTCTTATGAAAACATGAAAATAGTTGTTTATGATTTTGGGTTTATGGTTGACGTTCGCAATATTTCACAAGAAGTAAGAAATAATATATCACTGGCCCTGGCATTCAACGATTCCCTTGGAATAGCCTCTTTGATTCTTGAAAAAAACGAGGATTATGCTAATCATATGGCAGAGTTGAAAAAAAGATTTGCGTTGAAAAAATTTGAAAAAGATTTGGAGCGTTTAGGTATTTACGCTTCATTGCATTCTTCAATCAAACTTGACAAAAATATTATTTTAATATTGGCATCTTGCGAAAAATGCAAAGCATTTCATAATATAGCGCTTGAATTGGTAAATACGCCAAATATGGGAGCAATTAATACTATGCCGTTGCGAGCTAAAGATAAAATAGAAATGATGGAAATTTTTACAACTTATTTGGCGCACAACGAATTTATATCATTAAAAGAATTAGTGTGTACATAGTTTTTATATAAAATTGAAATTTATGTTTTATTTATGTTTTATTTATGGTTTTATATTTTTTATATTTGGATATATATAATGGCAGACCAAGAAGACAGACCACCTTTTCTTCCTGAACAAAACTATGAAACTGATATGTCTACTTATGATTTTATCTATTTTGTTCAAGATTATACTCCATTTTTACAAGACTATTTACATTACATGCATGAAACTTACATTGAATACGCTGAAATTGGGTATTATAACTCTTTTATAGATATATGCAATGAAATAAATACGAACCATGGAGATGATGGTACATTTGAGCAATATCGCGCTACGCTTGAACCGTTTATGGAATGGATGACAGAGGAGTGTGGTCAAATGAATGCTTACCACGAACAGAATATGCGTAACGACCAGCAACCTGCTGCACTAGAAGTCGGTCCAACCGGCGTTGCAAGTAGAACGCGTTCAAAGAATCCAGCTAGTGCCTTTGAAATACCTCCAGCTAAAAAAGGAACAAATATGATAAGCCTAGAACCAACAAAACAAGATGCAGTGAGAATACAGTTGAGCGATGGAAAAGAATATACGCACGACGAAATTAAAGATATGTGGCGATTCAGCAAGGAACAAACACCATTTCGTCATCCTTATACTGAAGAAGATAAACGAAAAATAACAGAGTTGTTAGAGTTTGCAAAAGGTGGTAAAAAAACGAGAAAAAATAAAAGAAAATTCAAAAAGACAAGAAAGGTTAGAAAAAACAAATCAAAAAAGGCTAGAAAAAATAAAAGAAGTAAAACTAGACGATGAATGTATTTATTATAATTTTGGTCTAGAATGGCCGATTATACTCAGCAAATTGATAAACAGCCATGGGATTTTGCTTATCTTTTGCATCTTCAATGCAATAAATAAACTCCTTAATCTTATCAACCCAATCATTTACGATTGATGCGTTTTGATAAATGTCAACGTTTCCGTCCAACCTGAGGATTGGTGAATCAGACATAACAGACATCATGTAGTCGTGGTAATTTCCGCAATTTTGCAAATACTCCAAAGGAATGCAACCCTCCCCCTCTCTAGAGCGCTTCATAATTCTTTGATGACAAATCTCAGGAAGAGTATTCACATAAATCAATCCAGCAATGGGGAATTCTTGTGCAAACGTGTCAAACCATTTTCGGTAAATCTGATAATTGACGTCTTCAATCTTTTTGTCATCAAACAACATCTGCGCAAACACGTGTTTGTCAGTGTCCAAGCTGCGCTCCGTGATGAAAATTTTTGCCTCAGGATTTTCCTTTACAGCTTGCTTAAACGTTGCAAGCCTGGAAATATAAGCCATCATTTGAAATGAAAACGAATATTTCTCTTGATCGCCATAAAATTTTTGCAACATAGTGCATCCATTGGCGTCTTGAATTGTTTCCCATTCGTCAACTGGTTCCTTTAGAAAGACGACCTTTTTGTTGTCTTTTAATGCTTCCTTTAAATTGGCTAGAAGCGTTGATTTTCCGGAACCGATGTTCCCCTCAATTGAAACAAAATTAGGTTGCATTGTTGCCGACATCTTTGCGTTATATATTGGATGCTTTTCTTTTTTAAGCTATTATTGCGATCAATTTTAAAATAAAATTGAAATGAAAATATAAAGTTATAATCGTATTAAATACTAATACACATAAGACATGGATCTAACTCAAAGAAAGCTTAACAGGTCAGAATGGGAATCCATTGAGGTTCCTGTGTCAGCGGAAGAAAAAGAAGTTTTGCAATTAATCATTAATGGAACGGCATTCGTTAATATAAAGTATAATAAAGCAATTTCACTGCTTTCATATTTGAAAGTTGAAAACAACAATGAAATGGAAGACTATCTATATAACAAGTATTTTGACGCAAGAATTAAAAAACTAAAAACAAAATGCCCAAAAGGCGGTCACACTTTGGAAGTTGGGGCAAACAGTAACCCAAGAATGAAGAAAGCTGATTTAATTCGGTTGGATAGAAACGACGTTTCAAGAATCCCAGAGGTTTATGAGACGTTGTTACTTGATGTTCTTGAAAAATTGATCACGTGCAAGGAGAAAGGTTCAAACGAATGGCTTTTTCATTATTTTACAATCTATAAATTAAATAGAAATACTATTACAAACGTTAATAAACACGTGAAGCAGTTGGTTGCAAATGTTCTAGCCAAATTTGAGGAGGAAATTAACATGACAACCATGATAGAAAATTCAGTGGAGTATATTGAAAGAAACGAGTTGTTGCTCAAGCACTCTGACATGATGTTGTATGAACATCAAAAAGAGATATTCACTGTAATGAAAAATCCTCATTTTGTAGAACGACTTGAAAAGTTCAGGGACGATAATAAAAAAGCCGCTGAAGACGATGATGACTCTTCTGATGATGATAAACCTGAGACGATTTTCAAAACTACTAGAGAAACCGAGATTCCTTCCATGGTACCAAAGCTAGTATTATATATTGCACCAACTGGAACAGGCAAGACATTGACACCAATTGGACTTTCTCAGCAATTTCGCGTTATCTTTGTGTGTGCGGCGCGACACGTTGGTTTGGCAATGGCTAGGTCGGCAATTTCAATGGGTAAAAAAATTGCATTCGCGTTTGGGTGTGCAAGTGCGGATGATATAAGGTTGCATTTCTTTGCGGCAAAAGAGTATAAAAAACACAGAAAATCTGGTGGAGTTGGAAAGGTGGATAACAGTGTTGGAGATAAAGTTGAGATTATGATTTGCGATGTGCGTTCGTATTTGTTTGCAATGTATTATATGCTTGCATTCAACCCAGCAGAAAACCTTGTTACTTGCTGGGACGAGCCAACAATTGCAATGGATCGCGAAGAACATGAACTTCATTCGTATATCAATAGGAACTGGAGGGAGAATTTGATTCCAAATATGGTTTTATCATCTGCTACTTTGCCAAAGCTGCACGAACTGCCAAATTCAACACAAAATTTTGCGGAGAAGTTTCCAGGCGCACAAATTCATAACATTGTTAGTCACGATTGCAAAAAATCTATTCCAATTATTAATAAGAGCGGTTATGTGGTGTTGCCTCATCTTTTGAGTCAAAATTACGAGACTATATTGGAGATTGCTAGGCATTGCGAACAAAATTTGACTCTGTTGAGGTATTTTGATTTGGACGAAGTTGTTAAATTTATTATCTTTGTGGAGAAAAACAATTTAGTCAGCTCAAATAGTGCAAAGATAGACAGGTCTTTTGCAACGTTGGATGACGTTACCATGCAAAATATCAAGTTGCATTATTTGAAGTTGATTGGTAAGATTAAAGCCGAAACTTGGATGGAGATTTACACATCGCTAACACTGGGAAGGCAGCGAAGAATTCCTCAGAACAATAGTATTGATGAGAAAGGCAACAAGCTTAAAAAGATTGCTAGCGTTGGACCTGGTGTTTATACCGCGCAACCAAATGCGGGAAAACCGCTTACAAAGATGATGAGCGAGCAAATTGTTAGCAGCGCGGCTGTTCCTGAAAAAGACCTCGGAAATAGTGCTATTTATGTTAGCACAAAGGATGCTTATACGCTTACAGATGGACCAACCATCTTTCTGGCGGAAGACGTTGAAAAGATTGCCAAGTTTTGTATTCAACAGGCGAACATTCCAGTTCAAGCAACGGAAGCAATTCTTGAAAAGATTGAATATAATAATCGCATAAATGAGAGAATTGACGAACTTGAAAAGAACCTGGAAACTTTGGAGGAGAAGAGTAAGACCAAGGTCTTGGAGGCAGATGGTGGTGGAAAATTTGGTGGAAAAAATTATTCCAAGAAGGATGATGGTAAGAAGAACAATGCTCCAAATGAAAACAATAAGGACATGAATAAAATTAATGAGGAGCTTGATAGGTTGAGAGCAATGATCAAAACAGCTGAATTGAATGAAACGTTTGTTCCAAATAAGGTTATGCATCTGAGAAAATGGACAGAATCGCAAAACACAAGCACATCGTTTACAAGCGAAATAGATGACCAAACGGTTATTGAAATTATGATGTTGAAGAAGGTTGCGGACAACTGGAAGATTTTGCTGCTAATGGGGATTGGTGTTTTCACAAATCATCCAGATATTACATACACAGAAATTATGAAGAAATTGGCGGACACTCAGAAGCTCTACATGATCATTGCATCAAGCGACTATATTTACGGAACAAACTATCAGTTCTGTCACGGATACTTGAGTAAAGACCTGGTTTTAACTCAAGAAAAAATGGTGCAAGCTCTTGGACGCATTGGACGAAACAATATCCAACAGACATATTCAGTGCGTTTGAGGGATGACGAACAAATTAACAAATTGTTCTACAAGGAACATGATAAGCCGGAGGTAAAAAATATGAATAAATTGTTTAGTTAGAAGAACGGGATAAAATAAAATAAAATAAAATAAAATAAAATAAAATAAAATAAAATAAAATAAAATAAATATTTAATGAGAGGTATTTTAAGTTTTTTTAAAGATAATTTAAGTTTTTTAAAAGATAATTTAAATACTTTTGTGAAACACAATTTTCAAGTTAATTGCGACGACAGTTTAGATTTATTTAGCAAACCAACAGAGGGAAAATTAATTATATGTACTCATTATTTTAATCAATTGGATCACGTGTATTTTGGAAAATTCTTAGAAAAAAATATTGACATTATCAATCCTAATGAAAAATTTTATTTTGTCATGTATAATATGTATAACAGTTTTAAATTTGGGAATCTGTTTGAAAAAATGTTACATTATTTTAAACCCGAAGTTGATTTGGAAAAACTGTACTATTATTTACACACAGGTTCATTTGACAACAACACTTGGTCAATTGTAGAAAAAAAAAATATATCAAAAAATAGAACGGAAAGAATAAAAGAAGCACTTATCAATAATAATAACGTTGTTATGTTTATCAATGGCACCAAATTAAGTAAAAAATTATTTTCAATAATAAAAGAGTTAAATCTTAAAGAGATGTATTTAGTTGAAATGAAACTACAATGTGAGGAAACCCATGCAGAATTAAGTAAATTAATGGAGCCTCCAAGAAACAGTGGAATTAAAAATATATTAAAAATGAACGACATTGTTACTTTTTTAAAAAATTCAAAAAACCGCAACGATGTAGTTAACATTAACATTCAAAATGTTAAAATAGATTCAAATGAATTTGATTTTGAACAGTATAAAAAAATATCTAATAATTTTTTAAAGGTTAGCGAATATAAATAAATAAATGCGAGTTTGGTTTATATTATAAACGTTTTTATATTATTTTTTTTATGATTTACAATGACTGCTGTATTGCTTTTCATGTTTTTTGCACTCTGAGACAATTTGCAGCTAGAAATAATTATTCCATCTGGAATTATATCAACATATATATCTAATCCACCGGCAATAAACTTGGAATCGTTTTTAATTATTTTTGCTATTAAAATGTAATCATCGTGTGCAAGAATAATATTAGATCTGTTTACTAATTTTGTATCTTTTATTAGCTTTACCGTCTTTTTAAAACTGTGTGCAATTAAATCTTCCTCGTTTACTTTTGGGTTTTCCAACTCAACATTTTTTTTAACAGAGAGAAACAAAAACATCAACAATTCGCTGTCGGTATTTCCTTTCATGTCTTTTAATAATGAGGCATCTAATAATGATATAATCTCTTTAATCTTTCTCCTGAATTCTGGAAGATGTTTAAAACGTTGGTATCCTTTTAATCCTTCTTGCGTTTCTAATAATAAATCGCCGTGGTGCATAAATATTGTTTCCTTGTATGAAATGGGGTGAGTATTCTCAAGGCATCGCTCTTTTTCAACACGATGTTTTGGGACATTTGTTTTATTAATATTTCTCGCGTGCGCTAAAATAACTTTACTAGAAATATTGTCAACCTTTTTAAATATGTGGGGGTCATCTCTGTAATGGAGAGGTTTTTTATAGGTGTGCCAGTCATTGTCATTATACCAACACATTCCAAATCCATCTTTAATATCCTGTTGTTCACATTTATCAAAAAAATTTAATAATTGCCTTTTGGGTTCATTGTTTCTTGAACTTTTTGTTAATGAAAAAAATAAACGACACATTTGTAGTTATATTAAGTGGACAAAATAAATTATACCCAAATAAATTATACCCAAATAAATTATACCCAAATAAATTATACCCAAATAAATTATACCCAAATTTACAAATATTCGTCAATAATATTAACAACGTCAGTTGGTAAACGCGTCTTTGAAAATATATCGTCCAAGGTTTCAAACTTGATGTACCATTCCAATGGCGAGTATACCGTCACATTTTTTCTCGTTTCCTCTTCAAACCGGCTTTTTATTAGATAACAATACTTAGGATTAATGGGATTAATAAAGACTGCCAAAAAGCGTCCTCTACACACTCGCAGAGGTTGATTTTTAATTTTTTCATAAAAGTAATATTTTTTCTTTTCAATTAGTGCGTCTGTATTCATTTTGGGTTCTTACATAATGCAAGTATTAAATAACAATCAATTTTAATATTCCGCAATCACTTGAATTATATCAGCTGGAAATGCTTTATTGTGCAATTTTAAATATTCTTCTACTCTTAAAATATTTTCATTATAAAATATTCTATCATCTGTTGTAAAAACCATGTTTGGGTTGTGCGAGTTTAATATAGTAATAAAATCGCTTTCAGTGCTATTTGTAATTGTTGCATTTATATAACTCGCGGGTTTATTTGGATCTATTGTTGCAAAGGAATCAAAGGTTACTACCCATCTACCATTTGAATAAATTGTGTCGCTTGTTGATAGCGCAACGTAAGAATTTCCTGATAAAAAATTGTATATTTTAACTGGACAATATTCTGAAAAGTTAAATGTTTGCCAATTGCATTCCATGTACGCTTTATAATAATAATTTTTTCTTCTTAATATGTTTTATATTTTAATTTTTAAACGTAAACAACCGTCCGATTGTTGAAAGTCGCTCTGCAAATGGGACAAACTCTTATTGTGGGATTAAGTCCACATTCTGCACAGGCGCACAAATGATTGCAAGGCATAAAAAGCAGATTTCTTTCTTGGTTCAAACAAATTACGCAAGCGCGGTCTTGCGATAAATCCGGAATTTGTTCTTCGGGTTCAACGTCCATTGCAATAATCAATGGAATAGGCCGAATATAAAATGCCAAATGATAAATGCGAATTCCATAATAATCGCGAATAGTTCTATTGGTAGGACTTAGAGCATGGGCGTCTTCTGCAGCAATTCCCATTATTAATTCTTGTGCGGTATCTACAAATTCAACATTTTCTAGATTAAAATCATTAATAACTTTTTCTCTCATGATGTTGATGAACTCTTCTGTAGTCCAGTTTAAATTTATATCGTAATTAGTACATTGAGTAGTTCTAGCAACTTTAAAATAAATGGAGATAATTGAACTTGATGTCATTTTAAGTATTTAATAATTATATATTTATGTCATATTTTGAAATCAATTTTTTATGTTTTATATTTTTAATTAAATTGTAGACATATATATAATAATGAGAGATGAAATATATAAGTATTCAAATCCTGCTCAGGCACAGAGAAAAGCATACAAGTATTTGGGTAAGAAAAATGGTAAGCTTTTTAGAAGCACGCGTAAAGAAAAAAAATACATGATAAAAGACCCAAAAACGGATAAGTGGGTTTATTTCGGTCAAATGGGATACGAGGATTATACGAAACATAAGAACAAAACTAGGCGAAAGAATTACTTGACGAGGTCAAGTGGAATGCGAGGTCATTGGAAAAATAACAAATTTTCGGCAAATAATTTGGCGATGCATGTGTTGTGGTGAAAATAGATTTATTTTTAGTTATCCTTATGATATGGAAATGAAATAATTGGAAAGGTAAAAACAAATATCGTCGCCCAGATTTTAAACATAGTTAATGCGTCGTTGCGTTTTGTTCGTTTTGATGCAATTTCATCTTCCTTATTTAAAGTTAAAGTTGGATAATGTTGAGTTGTTGCATTTGTTGTATTGTTTTGAAAAGGTAAAAAACATTTGGGAGTCATAAAAAATTGACTGCTCAAAGAAATATAAGAAAGAAATAACAATAGTTTTTTGAACATATTATTGTTATTTGTTATAAATGTTTTAAGTCTTTTTACAAATATTTCAACTTACTTCCAATTCGTTTGAAATAGGAGTTGTTATATAAAACAGTTTTATCAAGTGCTTTTGCCAATGTCTTGTCGCTCATTTTTAGTTGTTTGATGCAATCATATTTGCAAACAAATTCTTTAATGAGTTGGTTGTCTATTGAGAATTGACCAACTCCGTCTTTGTATAAAACTGGCGTTCCATGTTGCTGTTCAAAATTTGAGATGACTTCTTCTGGACATTTGTTGTATAACATATAATAATGACCATTTGTTAGACTGATATTTTTAACTGGTGTATCTAAAGCTGACGAGGATGTGTAACCATTAAAACTCGCAGCACTTTTTCTATCTAGATAAATATTAAGAATTTCTGTTTTTTCTTTATTCATCTTTGCAATATATCCAAGATTTTGGATTTTTGTTTCTTTGGTTGGATGAATGTTGTGAAGAATATTTGGGTCTAAATTTCTATCTACAAAAGCCCATCTGAATCCATTATAAATAATATTTTCTTTAACAGCTTTATCAATGCTTGGACGTTTCACTTTAAAATTGTATTCTTTTATACATTCGGCTACCGATTCATATACTTTTACAATGGCCATAGATTCTGGATTTATTTTTTGGAGACGCGCTCCTACAGTGACTAGTGGTTGATTAAAATTTGTTGTTGTTTTTGTTTGCATAGAGTTTAGTTTTGACGAGATGTCTTTGTTAACATTTTCCAAGTTATCTATCTTAGATGACAACTGTTTTACAGTTTTAATTAAGTCCTGAATTAAAAGATTATCATTGTTTGTGGTTTTCATTTCAAGCATTAATTTTAGCTGTTCAATTTCAAGTTCTAGTTTATTTGTGTCATTGTTATTGAAATATTTAATGTTGTTGTTAATAATATTTAATAAAGTTTGATAGGATAAATTTTTGCCTATAAGAAATAACTCTAGTTCGGTTTCGTGTTCAGGCAAATCCGTAACTTTGTTTCCTCTAATATGCTCGTGTTCTTTTATGAAAGTTTCAAAGTCTTTGCTTTTATTGACAGCAAAACAATCTAACAGCAAACACTCTTCGTATTTAGTTTTATGTTCTTTGTATCTATCCAATACCCCTCTGCGACTTTCTCCAACCTTTACAATATAACCGCCATTTTCAAATGTTTTTACCCTTATAACATAAAAAATGGCACCAGCCGTTGCATATTCTTTCAACAAGATTTTTTCTCTTTCAATACTCTTTTGCTTCTCTAGTTTTATATTATATTCCTGCATCTTTTTGTCTTCTAATAGTTGAAATTCTGTTTTTTGTTGTTCAAGTTGCATTTTGAGTTCATTAGTTTCTTCTATTAATACTTCCTGCAACATAGTTTCCAATTTAATATAATAATCATGAATTTCGTCTGCTTTTTTTGTTCCAGCCTTTAAACAATATTTTTTGAAGGTTTCAATATTCAACATAAAAGTTTCTTTATTATGACCGCCTTTTGTGGTTGTTGATTGCTTTGCCAACTGGCAGAGCGATAATTTATAATCTTTGTTAATAGTAAAATTTTTTTCTAATACTCGTTTTGCGTTTACTTTTTGACCAAATCCTAGCCAACTCCAAACATTATCTAGATCAATGACAAAATCATTCTTGTTATCATGCTTCAAATAGCAATAAAAACTGGCCACAAACATCTGTTGTTCGTAATTATTAAAAGTTTTTTGCACCTTTTCAACTAACTTTGACTGATAATTACCATTTAACTTGGTAATTGGATTACTTTCAATAAGATTCACAATATCTACGCTCATTTTATATATTATTTTCTAATATAGCTCTATATTGTTTTTTGCTTTAATAATTAAAACGCAAAGTTTTATTTAATTATTAAAAGATATATAAAATATAACACGATATATGATATTTAGTTCGAGTACGCGAGACCACCCATGCCACTCATGATGCGGAGGACGTTGTAGTTGGTGGCATAGACGCGGACCTTGGCAGTGCGAGTGCCCTCAACGGTGGCGTTGGAGAGCACAAGTTGGAGTGTGGCGTTATCAATACGTGAGAAGTTGCACGTGCCTGAAGGTTGATGTTCCTCAGGTCTCAAGGCAAAGCTGTACACGTTGATGCCCTCATCGGGGGAGCGAGTGTGGCATTGGTAAGGTTGCACCCATGAGAAGTAAGAACCTTCACGCTCAGAGAAGCGATCTTGGCCGTTGAGTTGGAGCTTGGCAACAACGACGGGGTTCTGGCCCCAACAGTGCATGTCAAGGGATGTCTCGGAAAGCACGAAGGTGCCGGCATCGGAAACAGATGAGCCTTGGTTGTAGTTGCCGTAGCTGGGCACCAACTGGTTAGCACTGGAAAGGCCAAGGGAGGCAAGAACGGCGGCAGAGTTGGCGGCATCGGCCGCGTTCAATCCGTTGGCGTTGGGGGTGTTGCTGCCACCAAAGTGAGTCTCGGTCAAGGAGTTGTTGTAAACACCTCCGTGCCAGTAGCCGGTGAAACCAGGGGGAACATACTCGTCCATGGCACCAGCGTCTTGGAAGAGACCGCGAGCGTCAATGAAAGCGTTTTGGCCAGAAAGCTCGGAAGGACCGCCGAAGGAGTGGATGGCGTTGGGAAGAGCGTCAATGGCGTCAGTGTAGTTGAAGGGTTGGGCTCCAAGAACGCTGAAAAGGTTGCCACCGCAAAGAAGGGATGAGCAGTAATCAACGTTTTGATCGGGTTGGACGACCCAGATAAGCTCCTTCACGGGGTGGTTGAAGTTGAGCTTGATCTTGTTACTTGATGAACCAACGGACTCATCACCAGTGAATTGAAGCTGGGTGATGAGGTACTCGTGGGGGTTCTGGGCGAAACGACGACGCTCATCAGTGTCAAGGAACACATAGTCAACGTAAAGGGAAGCAGCAACAAGGGATTGGTTGTAAGCGATGGTGGCGCTCACGGGGGTGCTGACTGAATATTGGTTGGCGTTTTGGTTGGCGTAAGGACCAGCAGAGTTGCCGCTGGTGGCATAGAGACCGGTTGCGGCGTTAAGAGCGCCGGGGGCGGCGTAACGAGTGGTGTTGCAGCTGAGGGTTGTGACGGCCCAGAGGCACTCGTCAATAGGGCGGATGTCAAGGTTAATCTTGACCTCGTGGTATTGGAGGGCGATCAAAGGAAGGGCGAGACCAGGGTTTGTGCAGAACCAGAATTGGAGGGGGATGTAAAGAGTTGTCTCAGGAAGAGCATTGCGGGGAGCACACACTTGACGAGGAGCGTTGGAGTCGCAAGGACCGTCAACGTCAGCGAAAGAGGGATCGGTGATGAAGGTAAGTTGAGTGGTGTTACCAATCATCTTGAAGTATCCGCGTTGTTGCTCGGAAGTCATTGTGAGCTGGTTCCAGATGTGCATCCAATCACCATATTGGCGATCAATGCGTTGGCCACCAATCTCAACCTCAACTTGAGCGATGAGTTGCTCACCGGGGTAATCTAACCAACGAGCGTACACGGCGTTGTTACCGGAGGTAACGTTGGCGGCGCTGCCCATAAGTTGGTTGATCTCGGGAAGAGTTACCTGAAGATATGTGCGGTAAGCAAGATCACCATTTCTGCTGATAATGCATGTTACACGGCGACCGAAATCGGCTTGGCCGTTGAAAGTTTGCTCAATAGACTCAATAGCAAAGTTTGTGTAACGTCTGTATGTGACTTTCCAAAAAGTAATTTGAGGGTTACCTGTAAGGTAAACATCCTGAGCGCCATAAGCGACGAGTTGCATAAGACCACCTCCCATAGTTATAATATTGCTAAAGAAAAAAATTTTGAAAAATATAATTTAATTAAATTTTTAATTCAATTAGATAATACGCTACAGTTTTATGTTAAAATTTTATTTACGTCAAAATTGCCCTTCATGAATGAAAGTAAATATGTGTCCAATAAAATTTCTTTTTTTCCCTCGTGATTTTTTGTAAAGATATAAGATTCTTTTCTTTTCTTAATACTCCACCCATCGTTGATGGCATTGAACAAAAAAAGCATTTTTTGAAATTTTATATTTTCAATTCTAATATCATAGTTTGGGCCTCCGGCGCTTTCAATATTTACCTTTAATTCTATTTGATTTGTTTCACTCATTTTATTTAATTTATAGAAAAGTAAAATACAGTTTTAACTTGCAACTTGAAAGAATGAATTTATATTTATATATTTTCAACTAATAATCTATTAAATAAAAAATGTAAATTAATAATAGATTACTTGATGCCATCGTTTAAGCCAAAAACTGTAAAAAAAATTAAACTTAACAAGAAAAACTCAACAACGCTAGATGGCAAGCACAAAGAATTCGTCAATGAATTTAATAAAGACGAAAATGATAAAATTCCTTTATTGAAAAAAGAAAAAATAGAAATTAAAAGCATCCTTGAAAAAAATGCCGTTGAAAATACATTAACGATTGAACAGGTAATGGATTATCGCGATAAACTGGAAGAAATAACAAATGAAATTAAACAACTAAAATCTAAAAAAATAGACTATTTTTTGGATAATTCTAAATACATCTTTGATTATTTTGAAAACAAAAAAGATATATCCATCGGAAACACAACAACAAGCAAAAATAAAATGCTAGAGTCTTTTTTTAAAATGAAACCCCAAGACAATTCTAGTGTTATAGAGAGAAAAAACAATAATATTTTTCAAAAATACCTAAATAATATTGATGAATCGTTCCTTGATATCAATGCGTTTTTGAGACCAACTGATGTATGTCAAACTTGTTTTAAGGGAGAATTAATACCAATGGATGATGAAGGCGTTTTAATTTGTAATGCGTGTTTCAAAAATTTTCAATATTTAATTGAAAATGAAAAACCATCTTACAAAGAACCTCCAAAAGAAGTGTGTTTTTATGCGTATAAGAAGATTAACCACTTCAAAGAGATTTTGGCGCAATTTCAAGGAAAGGAAACTACGCAAATACCTCCAGAAGTTATTGATAATCTTAAACACCAGATTAAAAAGGAACGCATTGAATACTCAAAGCTTACTTATTATAAAACCAAAGAAATACTCAAGAAACTCGGTTATAATAAATATTATGAACACATCAATTTTATCAAGGACAAATTGGGAATTAAACCACCCATTATCTCTCAAGAGTTGGAAGAAACTTTGTGTAATTTCTTTATGGAAATTCAATATCCATATGCAAAACACTGCCCTGATTATCGCGTTAATTTTTTACATTATTATTACGTGCTTTATAAGTTGTTTGAATTGCTGGATGAAACACAGTATCTTCCAGAAATTCCAATGTTGAAGGATAGGGAGAAGTTGATTGAACAAGACACCATTTGGAAAAAGATTTGTGAGGAGTTGGACTGGGAATTTATTGCCACTATCTAACTCCATTTTAACGGCTTCCGTGTTTTCTTGATTTTTTGTTTCTTCTTGTTTTTTTTGTCTTTCTTGTTCTTCTTTTTCCACCGTGACCAAGGTTTCCAAATGAACCAACATCGTCGCCTTGTTGACCAGGAACTATATTGTCATTGTTCATAGAATCTTCGCCCTCTGTATTAAATGAACCTGAATCGGCATCATCAAATTGCTGAGTTAAATTTAATCCTTGAAAACCAGATGCAGAATCACCTGTTGTATAACCTGATTCAGAGTTTCTAGGGCTTACCGCAAGATCGCTTAAATGCATTGATCCAGGTGTGTCCACATCAATAAAGTTTGGTGAACCTTGTTGTTGAATTGGTGAACCAGGAGGAGTTAACATTCCCGCGCCACCTCTTTTATTTATTTTTCTATTCTTTCTTGTATTTCTTCTACGCATCTTCAGAGTTTTTCTGCTTTTTGTTCGCACCATATAAAATAATATGATATAATTAAATTATCATATTATTAGGTTACAATTTATTAGGTGGGGTTACAATTTATTAGGTGGGGTTACAATTTATTAGGTGGGGTTACAATTTATTAGGTGGGGTTACAATTTATTAGGTGGGGTTACAATTTAAAGCCCGCCTGGGAAGCCCACTAGATTGGCACCAATGCCAAAGCCGGCGCCAGAACGAGTTGTCACTCCGATGCTAGGGACGTATGTATCCAAAATGCTAAATGTGGCGGCGGCAGTTAAGGCGAGCAAAATGATCTCCTCAATGTTTAATGAACGTTTAGGGATGGCATATGCAGCAATAGCGACCATTAAACCTTCCACTAAATACTTAATGACTCTTTTGACAAGCTCAGCGATATCAAACATCTATATTAAATAATAAGAAAAAAATATATTGCGCGATAAAAAACTTAAAATAAAAACTACTAAATAATAAAATGGGTAATCATTCAAAAGAATCTTGCGGCTTTGAGAAAAAGTTGACAGAATCGGGTTCAATTAATCCTAAATATGTTGATGTGTTGGATGAAGATAAGCTAATTGCTGGGCAAAAATTTGTATGCATTTCTTTTATTTCCCCCGAAAAAATTGTTAAAATGAAAGAGTTGTTTTTCTTTGAGGAATTCCTAAAGAAGTGGGAATTTTCCAAGAGTATGGAAAAGTTTATGCAATTTCTAAATTTTGTTAGTTATAAATACAAATTGTCATTTGACGAGGTTTCAAAGGATTACAAGGAGTTTTTAAATGAGGAACAAGATTTATTGGTAAAGGGTAATATGGAAGATGATTATAAGACTTTCTTGGATCAAAATGAGGAGGAACTTGAAAATGCATTTAACGTGAAGCATAATTTCCAAACTTCTACACGTGGAATTAAGATTAGAGGCGCTTACCCCACCATGGAGGAGGCGGAATTGAGATGCAAAATGTTGAGGGAAGTTGACCCAAATCATGACGTATTTGTTGGTCCGGTGGGAATGTGGATGCCATGGGATCCTGAAGCATACAAGACTGGACGAGTTGAATATATGGAGGATGAGCTTAATCAGTTAATGCACGAGAAGAATAAGAATGAGAATTTTGCCAAGTCTGCTTTTGATCAACGAGTCAAAGAAACAAAAAAGAAGGCTATTGAGGAAAATATTAAAACTGCCGAAAAGACGGGTGCATCCCTTACTCAAAACATTGATGAGGACGGCAATTTGATTGGTGTAAGTGGTATCAACACTCAAGAGCGGGCATTGAAGGACCAGGAGACCATTTCTGCTGCTGACATTCGTGCCGAGTTGTTTGAGGGTGAGAACATTGTTATTGGCAAGACTGACAACGGTCAGAGCGAGCTGCTTAGCGGGCCTTTTGTGATTAAGGAAAAGGATGAATAATGTGATGCTCGGTTGAAAATACCAAATCTAATTCACACAATACGAAAATCTTGGAAATCTTGGAAAATATAAAAAAATAATTATATTATTAATAAAAATAATATAATGAGAAAAAAATTATATTAAAAAATATTGTCGTTTGTTTGCATAACATTTGTTTCATCTTTTGCCGCCATTATATATTTATACTTATCTGTGGTTATATATTTTTCAAAATACTCCCTAATTTCATCAGAACTTTGAAAATCAATTTCATCATTAATCTCAAATAGTTTATTACATAGTAATCTCGTTCTTAACCCAAAATTGGCGTTGTATTTATACCACTCCTCTTTTAATAATTTAGATTTAAAAAAACTAGAAAAAAATACTAAAAATCTAGAATCGCTAGTTTTTGTCATATATGAGCTGTGTATATAAAACCCTACAATTTGAAATATATAATTTGAAACTATCAATGAATATAAACTGTCATCTTTATTGTTGAATTCGTTTAATGAATCGCGGTTGTATTTATTTTCGTTAGGTTTTTGCCAAGAATAAAAGAAAGAATTAATTAAATTAGGACATTTGTTCCTATACTTTTCTAAAATGTCCAATGTTTGGATAAACGTGTCTTTTATTGATTGAATGGTTTGTCTTGTTGTACTATCTTCATTGTTTAATTTAAATATTAAAAATGTTACATAAATTCCAATACCAATAACGAAATGACTTGCAATTGGTAGTCTTGTAACAAATCTATCCAATAATGAAGATTTTTTATAAAACGTTGATATGTATATTAATATTAATAATACACAAAAAGTACAAATAACAATAAAAAAACTGTCGTACATAATTTTTACTATATATATAATAATAAAAAAAATATAGCGTAAATTTAATTAATCGTTTTACCACTTCGTCTTTTTTACGCTAATTTTAGGACCCGCTCCACGTTTTTTGGCATTATTTGGGTCATATTTCTCATCTTCTTCATCCGAATTAATGTCTTTGCTGAGTTCCCAGAACTCTTTTGACCCTAATTTGAAGTCATTGTGCGAGTCGGCCTTATACCAAAACACTTGTTCATGCAATTTATTGGATTTTGCATTATTATTTATTACTAAGCACTCATAATTTTCAGTGCATTGATCCATGACCTGACAAAAAGACTCAAAAGTTGGAAACATTCCAGCATAATTCTCATAAATACGTTTTCTATTTGCGATGTATGGTTCTCTCAGAATAAAAACATAATCTATATTGGTTCTCAGTGTGGGAGGAATACCTAAAGGATATTGCATTGTGATGATAAGCATGATCTTCCAATGTCTTCCGTTCATGAAAAGAAGACGCATCATTTTATCACGAGTCCACGTGCCGTCATAAAGACAGTCATCAAGAATCACAAAAGCTCGCGGATCAATTGTGCTACGTTTAAATGCCTCCATTTCCTTTTTAATCTGCTTTAAAACTGATTTTTGTCGCTTTAAAATATTCTCAACGATCGCAGTGTTGTATTCGTTGTGAATAAACAATTTTGGGACCATTTTTCCATAGAAACCGTTACCTTCTTCAGTGCCAGCCACAACAACGCCAATTGGAATATCTTGATGATAATATAATAAATCCCTCACAAGGAAAGACTTACCAGTATCACGTCTTCCAATTAAAACTACGACTGGGCCTTTAGATTCATTAGGTTTGAAACTAATTGTTTTCATATCAAATTTCTTGAGTTCTAAAGTCATGATATTCTTGTTATTGTTACTTTAGAAAATTCATTCAATGTAGAATACGCATATAACTTTTGTTAATGCAAATCGCATTTGTTTAGCCAAAATTACTAAAGATTTATAAATAAGTTAAAAATAAATATTATTAATATATTATTTAGCTAATGGATAACGACACTCTCAAAATCAACTACGAGAAGAGAAAGAACAGCGAGTTATTCAAGCTATTCAAAAAGGATAACTTGACTTTTCTCTCCGAAATTCAAAATTATGTACCCATTTACAATAGATTTTTTCTATTGAATGAAACAAATTTTAACTCTGTTAATTTGAACCATGAGTGGTTTTTAACTGATATTAAAAACTCCGTCTCTGATAATAAAAATTTATATAATTGCTCTATTCAAAATTTGCAAACGTCTAAAACAAAAAAGAAGCAAGTCTTCTTTAAAATGGCTCCATTATTGGACCCTTTTAAATTCTTGATTGGAAAATACAACATTAATGACAATTCTTTATTTAATTTACCAAAATTAACAACAAATGGGGACATCGGAACAGTTCATCCAAAATTATTGGATTGCAATAATTCAGCGTACATTGATGGATTCTTTTCATTTCTCTCAAGCACTCTTATTCATAAATACAATTTTGTTAATGGTGTTGACTATTACGGTTCCTTTCTTGGAATTAAAAAAGATTTTAAATTGAATGTTATTGACGACTTGGATTATCTTTGCAAGTCAGAGTTTTTTAATAAAAACAAAAATGTCAATTTCCAAGTAGATGATTATAGTTTTTTATACGACGATGAAGATAAACCCAAACAATTAGTTCCTATTAGAATAGATCATAATATAAGCAATAAATCAAATTTATCCATTAAATCTATTGATGATGGTTTATTTGAAGATTTATTTACAGAAAATCATCTAACATTGGATGATTTAAAAGATAATTCAATTGAATTAGTTGATCTCATGGCCTCTGAAACTTTCTCTATTGCAGAAGCAAAAACAACTACAATTAAATCTGGTTCTACTTGTTCTTCAAGAACTTCGCACACGTCGGATAATAGTGGACCAGACGAATCATGCAATAATTGCGATGAAACATCAAATAATGCAGAATCAAATGACAATGATGCTGGATCAGAAAATACAGTAATTATGAGTGAAAGCGGAAGTGAAAGCGGAAGCGATGAATTTTGCGAAGAAGAAAGAATTGAAGCAACCATACCAAGTTTTCCTGTGCAAGTTATTTGCATGGAAAATTGCGACACCACATTTGATGACCTTATAATAAATAATGA